TAAATCTGGTCTAACAGATGAACAATGTCAAATAATACTCGCAAGAATCTACAATAAAATATTTGATTTAATAGAACAAAAAACAATTGCCAAAACTCTAAATCCGGGATGCGAGATTCGCATGGTAACGATTAGCGGTGGAATATTTTCTAATGGTAGCGAGATTCCATCAATTGAATTGTTCAAAGCACTTCACAAAGTCAAAGAAAGGAATCCTGGAATGTTTGACAGTATAAAACCGTACTTTTATAATGAAAGTGAAAAAGCAAAATTCCAGACATCTATTACTAAATTCATAAAATCTCAAAAAGCTCTGCCACCAACAGTTGCAAGTAAGAGTATACATATGTTTGTAAATGGAATGGGACCATGTATGCTGAGAGACAAAGAACAATGGTCAACGAAGCAAGGTATAGAATTTTGTGATTTACGTATTTCTGCAGCATTGTCCACTATTGGAAAAACCGCATGCCGTATGCCTCCACGTCGGGATGATGAATTTGTGCAGAAAGTAAAGGGTGTGGTTGATGAATATATAGAAAAAGGATACAATGTATTTTTGGGAGGTCATTCGTATGGTGGTAGCGTCGTATCACGTATTGCTGAAATATATAATGAAAACCCGCCTGCACGAGATAGGTTAAGCATGCGTACTTTTGGAAGTATATATGTACCAAGTCAGGAAGCCGTCATGGCAGTAGATATAAAACACTTCATGTACACGAATGATGTTGCACTGAAATGTACTCATTTGAACCCTACAGATGAAAAAGATCTCGCACGATCGGATATTACATGGTTAGGGAAAGAAACAAATCGGGCGATTACTATATTTGGTAGCGAGAAACAATGGGCTGTACATAATTCATACGGAAACATTATATCCGAATGGGAAAGTGGCAATGGGTCACCTCGCGACGATATCCAAACTCAGCCCCGTAATCCAGTAGGTAGCACACAGAACAACGATATCCAAACTCAGCCCCGTAATCCAATAGGTAGCACACAGAGCATGCCAATAATAGAAGAGACATTTACCAAAAAAACTACACCAGCGCAAAAAGAGCTATTTATAAATGCTCTTGATACAATAATACGTCGGGCAGAACAAGATGGCGGTGTATCAAATGCAAACGTTTATAATCATGATGATCTAGTCCAGTCAGATGATTTACGTTTGATTTCACGGATCAAACAATATCTAAACAAAACTGCAGCTGCAAAGGATCATTCAAGGTATACAGAATTGCTATGCAGTTTTGGAAGATTAACACAGATAGATGGGACGTGTTGGTTAAACGGACAGTTGAATATGTTCCTGCTGTCGGATGTAATGAAAACAATCGTTGGATTTTGCATATTCAAGAAATTCAAGATCACTTTAAATGACGACAATACAGAAATTACAAGCCATAGTAATGAATATGATACATTTTTAACCAAACATCATAAGCTATTCACAGAGACTTGTCCCACTAATAAACTCACTGACGTTGATTATGATAAATTTTTTGATATGTTCTTATATATATTCTGTTATATATATATTGAAAAGAAGGATTTGCACGCCCTTCCTGCAGTTGCAAGCGTTATGGCAAATAAAACAATGAATAGCAATTATAACACAAAACGAAGTGACAGACGTGCTACACCCAAAGAAGAGGAGGAACACTTCGGAAATTTGGTGCCACATGTTACAGTTAGAAAGTGGGTAATAAATTATAAGCTAGGATCAGCAGAAATATTTTCAGTGTACGTTTTTGTAAGATTGTGCATATATTTAAGCCTTGATTTTAAAAAGACGCAACATTTCAAGTTGATTTATCCAAGTTTCATAAACTACAAAGATTATAGAGCTTTTAGTGTTATAAAACGCATTGATAACTATATGCCTATTGGTTGTACTATTTATTTAGAAACCAAGTTCGGACCGCATGCTATATCTGGATATGTATGTAATACAACACCTTTCATATTTGATAGTAGCCAAGCAGCTGCTGAGCGTTTAGGAATCAACCGTGCCCCCAAAAATAGACCTCACCAAATTGATTGGATGCAGTCCAAGTTTTTTGGAGCGCATCCAAACAAATACGAATATTTTGCTCAAATATATTATATTAAACAGGATTCTCCATTACTAGCAGCTATAAATACGGCGCCAACACAACCAAATCCGAGACCACTGCCGCCGTTGCCCCTGCCCTCTTCTAGAAAACCGCTGCCACTGTTGCCTCCCTCCTCTACAAAACCGTATGACACGCAGTCTGAACACAATTCAAAATTACCAACAATGGCTGAAAAAACGAAAGACGAAATTAACGCGTCGCGCGCATTCAATAGCATAATAACTCGCGCAGAACAAGATGCTGGTGTATCAAGTGCGAGCGATTATAATGACAGCGACAAAATAGACAAAGATGATTTAGATTTGATGGCAAATATCACACAGTATCTAAATAGATCTAGGTCTAGAACACCTCAAGAAACGACTGAATTAATATGCAGTTTTGGTAGATTAACACAGATAGATGGAACTTGCTGGTTAAATGCACAGTTAAATATGTTCTTACTTTCGGATGTGATGAAAGTAATCGTCGCTTATTGCATATTTAAAAGATTTAAATTACAATTAAATAACGATAACACAGGAATAAAAACTCGATCAGCGGACTTTGAGGAATTTTTAAGTACAAACCAATCCTTGTTTAATAATACTTGCCCGGTAAACAATCTAAGTGAGTTTGACTATCAAAAAATGTTTGATATGTTTTTATACATTTTTTGCTATTTGTATATTGAAAAAGGCGATTTGCGCGAACTACCAAATGTCGCAAGTGTTATAGCAAATCATGCATCTAATAGCTATTATGACACAACTGAAATTACGAGTCGTAAAAGTGATGAAAGTAGAAGAGGACAAGTGTTTCCAACCGCAAAATATGATCATGTATATGACGAAAATGGAAATTTTGTAAGTGCTAATATGCCTGCGAATTTCATAGTTGGATTGTACGTGTTTATAAGAATGTGTATATATCTAAGGATGAATGTCAAGACGTCAAGCCATTTTAAAATGATCTATCCAAACTTACAAAAGGTTGAACTAGCATGTATAAACATTGTAGAACCCATTCAAAATTACATGCCGGTTTGTTGCGCGATTTCAATAATGGATCATTCACATTTAATATGCGGGTACACGTGCAATAATGTTCCCTTTATATTTGATAGTAGTAAAGCCGGTTTTGAGCATTTAAATATTGTAGATGATACACCCACAAAAAATAGGCCTCGCCAACTGGATTGGATACATACTGATTTATTCAAAAATAAAGCTGACTGTTTTCGCTTAATATTTTATATTAGAGAAGATTCTCCCCTACACCTAATTGTAAGCAGCAAATGAGTCCGTTATCGTAACAAATAAATGTTTTGAACGTGTAAGTAATGGATGCGATACCGAGGCAACTTGGATTTAATCTGGCAAAATTACGTGTAAAAAAAGAAGATCAGCTAATAACAATTGATGCCGAGGCGATTCGGAATAATCTCATGAAGTATACAACACGGGATCTGGTGGCCATCGTCGGAAAGCACCGCTTGATATTCAAGCAATTTCAACAACGCTTGGAAGAGGACGAACGGCAAGAAATATATAATAAATTGCAGACACAATATGCAGAATTACTGGAGGAGTGGGACGCCATTCCTGTGCCAGCAGTGGCTCCAGAGGCAGAGGCATCTACGGAGGCCGATGCTGATGCGGATGCCGAGGCTGAGCCAGAATTATTGACGGCAAAAAAATTTACAGCTCTCACTCAAAAATACCGCGATTATGTTAACGATGATTTTCAAGTTCCTCCACCCTCTGCGTCAGTCTCTGAATAGCACCAATAAGAATCGGAATAATTTTTTCATATCGTACGGTTTTAAATGTACCGTATTCTAATATATCTTTGTCGGCGACGACTTCAGGTAAGATTTCCTCTATATCTTGTGCGACGAGACCTATATCGCGTCTTCCAGCATATTCCGCAGTAAGTTTTTGATTGCTGCTCCAGGTGAATCCCACCGGCTGCAGAGCGTTGACTTGTTCAAGACATGTGAGGGGGCCGAGGACAGCGATATTGTCTTTCAGGCGCCGATCAGAGAAGTTATTGAACGCCGTGATATCTTGGGCAGTGACGATGTTTCCGCTTGTATCCACATAGCACACCTGCGTTCCGGAGGAATTCGCGAGATTGAGGAGATATGTACTTGGCGCCGTGTTGATGCCTATATTTGATGCAATAACAGATAGGTTACACAGAGTTTGACCACTCACATTAATATATGTTCCAGTGATTGTATTAAGCGTCTGGGTGTTCACAATACGTGTTTGTATATTGCTAACATTGCTGAGCATTTGATCGCTAATATTAATCGTATTCGCAAGGACATTGGATAGCTTGGTTGCATAGACGTTACATGCGTATATGTTACTCACATTACTGAGATGCTGACCGCTTATGTTTATAGTATTTCCACTTATGCTAGATAGATTCGAAACGGAAATGTTTGTCGCGATCAAATTACTCAGGTTACACAATGATTGTCCACTGACGTTAATGTAAGATCCCGTAATAGTATTTAGCGTCTGAGTATTGACAATACCAGCTTGTATATTGCTCACATTACTGAGCATCTGTCCACTTACGTTAATCTTGTTTCCGACGACATTGGAAAGGTTAGATACGGACACATTCCCCGCGATTAGATTCAAGTTACATAGGGTTTGCCCATTAATGTTGATGGCGGTTCCAGTTGCAGCGGAAATATTTGTTACGAACAGATTGTTTACATTACATAACGTCTGATTCTGGCAATTTATATACGAGGATCCAATGGGTCCATATAAACTTCCTGTATGCACGCTGTTCGTCTGAATGTCATTCACATTACACAGCGTTTGCGAGCTGATATCAATATATGCGTTTATCTGATTAGACAGTGCTCCCGCAGATACAGTTGTAGCTACTAGCTGAGATATATTGCACAATGTTTGTGTATCACAGTCAATATATGTTCCGTTTATGGACGTCAGCCGATCGGTTTTTACTGATGTTGCTGAAAGCGTTGAAATATTACTTAATGTATTGCCTCCGACATCAATTTCACCCCCGCTGAGAGTATCTATATAATCTGTTGTTACTCCACTGGCATATACTGTATTGATATTACTCAAGATTTGATCACTGCAATCAATGATATTGCTATTTACATTGTAAATGGTGGACGTGGATACGGACGACGCCAGCAGAGTATTTACATTGGACAGCGTCTGTCCGCTGACGTTGATCGTGCTTCCATTCACGTTTGACAGATTTGTCACCGACACATTAGATGCTATGATATTGGCATTGGATAGCGTCTGGCCGCTAACGTTGATCGTTTTCCCATTCACATTTGAGAGATTTGTCGCCGACACACTGGATGCTATGAGATTTGCATTGGACAGTGTCTGACCACTTACATTGATCGTGTTTCCATTCACGTTTGACAGATTTGTGGCCGACACACTGAATGCTATGAGATTTGCATTGGACAGTGTCTGACCACTTACATTGATCGTGTTTCCATTCACGTTTGATAAGTTGGTCGTAGATATAGACGTTGCTAATACCATATTTACGTTAGAAAGGGTACTTCCTGCGAGGTTGATGGCATTACTGTACAAAGGCGAAAGTACATCCGTTTTTAGATTGCTCGCGAGCACATTTCCAATATTAGACAACGTGTTCCACGCGATGTTAATGTTACCGTAAGTGCCCACGCCTCCCGACGATACAATCGTGCCTGTCTGCACATTGGACGTTTGAGTAGTTGCTATGTTGCACAAAAGCTGATTGTTGAAGCCAATATTTCCGTAGGTACCGTGGATGGTGGTTGCTTGGAGATCTGAGGTCACCACGGCGCTAATATTGCACAGGGCTTGGCCACTGATATTAAAAGACGATCCAGTGGTATTTGATAGGTTGGTTGCCGAGAGAGTAGTCGCCGTCAAAGTCGGGATATTGGAAATATTTTTCCCGGAGAAATCAATGACTGCGTTCAAAGAAGTGATGTTGGAAAGGGATACGGTGGGGGTTGACAGTGATTGAGAAATGGCTGCAGTTCCGATGACATCAAGTGCGCGTGTTGGAATAGTTCCGATACCAAGATTAGAATTTTCAACGACATAACTGCCTTGTGCATTGGTTCCTTTAGCGTCCCATGCGGTAAAAGGAGACCCATTCTGCGTAAGAGCACCCGTGAAATTCACGTTTCCTGCCACATCCAGTTTATAAGTACCAGTGGGAGCCCTTCCAATTCCAACATTACAATAGAATGTACCGCTGGTAGTCGTATAAATAATCCATGGCGGAGTGGACACAAAAGGCTGACCATTGCTTGTCAGACCCCCCGTGAAATTGATGTCGCCTAAGACGTCTAGATTAGATTTAGGTGCTGAAGTACCGATACCTATGCGAGTATTGAACACAGTATTTGACGAATCCACGGTGAGGCAAGCTCTCACTGGCGCCACGCTCGCATCATATACCTGTAGGATATTTGACGTCCCCGCCACCGATTGAGATATGTACAGCGAGGACAGATTTGATAGAGTTTGCCCACTCACATTTATTACTGGTGTGGTCACATTTGATAAGTTCGTAGCCGATATCGTCGTAGCCGTGACTAGGGGGATATTAGATAACACTTTCCCTGAGAAATTGATAGCGGGGGTAGAGGACGTTAGGTTTGATAGGCTTACTGTAGGAGCTGTGACTGTTCCGTTGACGTCCAAAGCCGACGTGGGTATTTTACCGATTCCAACTGCGGATGTCGCAGCGGCATTAGAATATGTAATTCGCACGAGTTCTTGTGTGCCTCGCATAAAAACGTGATCTGTTGGTGTTGCGTATACATTGCATCCATATCCGCCGTTAATCATTAAACTTGGGTTTGATGGACCGCCCAGTATGCTAGATACATTCCCAATGCGATGTGTGAAACCTGACATATTCAGGTCCATGGATACGTTGCTCACTCCATACATGCTGAGTTGTACATTTGATGCGTTGGACGTACCGAGGATAAAGCGGGTGTTGCTTTGATTGTCCAAATCCTTGAATACTGTGAACGCCGAGTTGCATAGGCCAAAAAGATATCCTGTTGTAGTTTCATTGGAACCGTACATACGAATCAAGGCATTTGGAGTATTACATGATCCAAAAGTGGCTGTTTCCGGGCTTTGAATAATGCTCAAAACATCTATTGGGTGCGTTCCCAAGATACTTGATCCTTGTGGCATTACTCTACGTTACGGCTACAACGACATAATAAATATTTCTTTATGTAATCAACCATTTCTCATTTCTTACTTCTTACTTGTCATCAAATGCCAACCATCAATCCAAACTCGGTCATAGAAATGACCTTGATACCGAGGTCTTTTGCTTTCGTAATTTTCGTACTTGATTCGTGAGGGTCGGCTGCAACAACCAGGCTTGTTTTACCGGATACCGATCCGGACACTTTACCTCCAGCCGCCTCAATAGCGGCTTCCCAGTCCTTGTTACGGAATCCAGTGAACACCACAACTTTCCCCGTAAAGTCGGTAGCGGTAGCGGTAGCCGCAACCGTAGCCGCAGCCGTAGCCCTGGGTTCAGCTACTTTCTCTTTTTTAGGAGCAGGAGCCGAAGCAGAGGCCTGGGCGGAACATGGAATCCCGATTTCATCCATGAATTCAAAGAATGCAGAGAGCCCGGACAGAAATCCCTTTGCTGTTGCATCGCCGATACCTTCAATACCTCGGAGTTCTGCGTGCGTGGGCGCTTTACCTTCCAGGATTTTCGGTAGTGCTTTGACAATCGCGTGAATCTTCTTTTCACCGAGTCCCCGTCCAAAGAGATTGGACGCCACCATGAGATCCACACATGATGCTTGACGTATCTTTTGGATGGCGGTGACTACTGTAGTTGCACTCGTCTTTTTGAATCCATCAATAGCTGCGACGTCGTCAACAGTTAACTTGAGAAGCGCAGCAACACTGTCGTGGCCGGCATCAACGAGACGCTTCAATATGCCAGCTGCCACGTGCTTTATGCTCAACGACTTCATGAAATGCTCCAGATTACGTAACTTTTGCTCCTCCGTCATACCGTCACCGTCTACCATAATGTCAACCTCCGTTTCATTCCATTTATAAGGCATGTCGGGCATCATAGGCTTCGCTGGTTTCGTCACACGAATGACCTTGGGAATAACATCTCCACTGCGAATGATAACGATCCGAGCTCCAGCCCCGATACCGTTCTTGACGATGAAAGACGCATTGTTCCCAGTAGCACGTTGAATATTGACTCCGGCGATCGTGACCCCCGGAAATACGATTGTGGGTTTAATATACCCATCTTTGCTTACACGCCATTCAATGCCGCTCACGAGTACCTCAGCTTCCGTATGCGTCAAGATACTTTTGAAAGCAAAGGCATACTTGGGATTCTTCCCTCGCACGATCTTATGTTCAGCATCTTGTGTTATAACTATACCATCAATCTCGTATTCCGAGGTTTCGCGTTCTTTGATAAGAATATCACTTAGATGATCAATTGTTAGATTTTTAGAGGCGACATGCGACCATTCAACTACTTTGAATCCCGTCTTTTGCATAAATTTCAGTCCTTCAGAAAACGGCAGCTTCGGCTCCAATAGCTCGTATACAACGAAGTCAATACGTTTCGCAATAGTTACATCGGGTTTTTTCGCATGCATTGCTCCAGCGACCACGTTGCGGGCATTAGATCCCTTATCTGAAATCTCCTCCCAATTGCTCTTTGAAATGATGAGTTCGCCGCGTACGGCAACTGGTCCCTTAGATTTCAATGATTTGGCACTTGGAATGTTTATATACTTGAGCATATTGCTGAGATCCTGGCCTTCCGAACCATCGCCACGAGAATACAGTTTCACGTCATTTGCATACACGAGTAGACCGGAGTTGCCATCAAGTTTGTGACTGACGACATACGAACCAGGATACTTATCTTTGAACTTCGCAATAACTTTCTCGCCATCATCTTTGATCTTGTCTAGGCTTCCCATCCAATACGGTAGCTCTACCTTATCAGTTTCTGGGGCGCCGACTACGCCAAGATATACGTGGTTTGGAGCGATGGCTCGCAGGTGATCTTGAGCGATGTCAAAGACCTCATCCGTGAGTATGGGTTCGGAGTTGTAATAGGCATCCGTCGCCTTTTGCAGAAGAGCAACGAGAGCATCGGCGTCAGCGGCCGATTTGTACTCTGCTAGAACTGCTGCGGGGTTCGCTTGAAGTGCATGTAGCTTCGCACTCATACTTGCACTGATATCTGACATTAACTTGATATACAAAAATAAATTCATTTTTTGTTTATGTCTCCTAAAGATGGCTTAAAATGAGTTCGCGGATGGTTTCCAGGGGATGGCCTATACTTGTCTGAACGAAGGAGAAATAATGATTTGCGCGGGGGTCAAAACTCTTTTCAATGTTAGCTTGTAAATCATGACCCGCGTTGGTCGTCTCGCATCCATACACAGGTTTACAATCGGAATATAGTGCAGTGTGCTTGTTATTTTTGATAAGCCAAATCCAATATATACAATATTCGGTATATTTGTGTTCCGCGAGGAACCGTTGCCACTGTTTGGCGTCGCCATAGGTCGCGACCAGAAACTTGACGAGGCCGCGGACTTCTTGAGTGATGAATACCTCCGGCGTAATTGCCATATGATAAGGCTGTTTTTGAACTTGATCAAAATCGTATTTCAGCACCTGATTACTCCATAGAAAGAAGAATGGGAAATCAATCAACGTTTGGTTCATGATAACTTTACCCTGATCATCAAATAGATTTGCGTAGCTGAAGGGACGTGTTAGATAGGTGTCGTCATCTATAATCAGATAATGGTCGGTAGTGACAAGCATGCTAATGGCTAGCTTGGCCGTTTGCTGACGCGCCCACCCTACTCCGACAGACTTATCAATGAGTTTATCTTCGGCGATGAACTTCCACGGCCACTTCGGCCACTGTTTTAGAAGCCCGTCACGCAACTCATTCTGCTCATTTGCTGGTGTTATAATAAAAAAATCTTTCACCGATGCTACGTCCAAAAACTTGGCATAAGTGACCATACCGATAGTAATAAAACGTGTGAAATTATCAACATCGTCATGTGTTGATTTTTTAATGACTAAAACTATTGAAAATTGCATTATAACAGTATATACTTCCACATATATGGCCAAGCCTTAAGCCGTGCCTGGTATTATCATTCGCGAGTCTTGAATTTGTAGTCCCGCTTACTCACGAAGGGTTTCACACAATCGTAAATCTGGGAAATATTTGCGAAACTGGTATTGGTGTAGGTAATAAGTCCATCAATCTCTGCGACGCATTCCATCAACGCATCTTTATTGGGTACTTGAACAATCCTATTTAGAATGTCAGCCAGAGCGCCGAGATACATAGTCATCACTTGGTGAATATGCGTTTTCTTTTCGCGCGCCTTCTCTCGCTGTTGAATGGTTCGCTTGAAATTCTTCTCATCAATCACCTTCAGTAAGTAGTTGACACGAAGATCACGGTTATCATTGACCACATTGACTGCATAATGAGGCAGTTCAACGAACTGGTTATGGTTATAGCTGAGATGAATCGGTGCTAGCTTCGTTACGATATCGGTGGTGCCCGGGAAGCGACTGATAGCTTGGAGAACTGCAGCCCACGTTGGCGCACCTCCGCATGGGATGTCACCCACTTGCCGCGGAATATTCCCGCCGTTCAGGTGGCGCTGATACTCATACCAGTGTGGGTTATGCACCGCACCATCGGTATGCAGACGCAGGGTGTTCCAGTCAAAGATCGCGCCACAGCCACCGGAAAGCGGCGTATGGAACATCTGGGAACAACCTTCAATCTTTTGAATGAGCGAACCACACTTCGGACAGGGCTTAGAATCTTTCATCAGAGCCTCCACAGTTGCCAGGTTCTCGGGTTTGCACACGTGAACCGACTTCTTGGACTTGGAACCTTCGCCTGTGCTGCTCTCGGCATCATCTTCATCGTCTTCACTTTTCTTGATCTCGTGACATTTGGAGCATACACGCGTATCGCACAAACCGCACTTCCATCCAGTACTCAGGAATCCGCGGCAGTCCGCCGCCGGACACGGTTTGATGAATGCGCGCTTCTCAGTGGTCGCTTCAATAAAGCGCCGTGTGCCATTAGTAAGATGTCTCATGGCATCCAAATACTTGATATTGACTTTCAGAATCGCAGCACGAATGCTGAGCTTCTTGTCCTTCTCCAATCGTTCAATAGTCAGAATGGGCTGATTCACAGCGTTGTCAAGAAGTATCTTGCGAATCGTCTTGAGTTCAGTATTGTATTTCTTGCGTTCAACCTCAAACTTCATAACTGCGGCACGAGCTTCAGCATGAGGCTGAGTCTCCGGGAGCAGGCCCTTTTCGGTCTCATATAGAACTTCCTCGCGATGCTTTTTTAGGGCACCATTGATGAAGGTCTTGGTCAGCTTGGATTCAAGAAATTCACGATTCCAAACATGTTTACAGTTCATGCATTGTGGAGTGTCCGGCAGATCCAGAAGAAATCGTTGAGTGCAACTGGAACATACCAGAAACTCACACCATCCACATCCGATTGGTTTATGTGACGATTTATTGAACTTTTCGCAGCACACTCCGCAATCGCCCATGGGCGCAAGGGTCGTTACTTATCGCATTGTTCCCGCAATCAAATTTTGCGCGTTTTATAACTGCGCATTCACAATTTCTTTCCATTTGGGCTCCGCCCCAGCCATCGCCATCTTAGTTAAAAAAATAGAGGTATGGTAGTTCAATAGCGCGTTGAATTGTGTGAATACTCGTGTAGATATTGTATGCATGTGATTGAAAATATATTAGCCGGTCTTTGTCCTCAATTAAATAATAGAGTACGCGTTGATCCTGTAAATATAAGCGTACCATCTGATACAGGCCTAAATCTACGCATGCTTCATAATTATCATCAAACTTCGCGTGCACTATTTTAGGAATTTTAGCATATTGTGATGCAAAGTCTGCGATCTGTGACGAGCTGATTCGGTTGTATACTCCTAGTAATATACGCGAGTCTATATCTAAAAAGCTAATAATATGTAATTGTATATCGCGGGGTAGTTCCTTTACCCATGATACGTTATTCATGGAATCCTCTATATATAACATAGTAAAATGCCTAAAAACCGACTTGTCGGCTGTTAGGACTTATTTGTTGTTTTTGAAGTCGCACCGCCGCCTTAGACGGCGTCGTCGTGGTCACCTTGGATTACGATTGTGTGCTTGCACACGCGCATTGCCGGTGACAGACGCTGGTACTTCCACGCGGGACACGAGCAATAGAGCTTCGCACCAGGCGCTTTAGGCCGTGTGATCTTGTAAATTTCACGCGTCTTGCTTGTTGACTGCACCCACAACGACTCGCCGGGGTGCAGCGGGTATCCTCCAATAGCATCCCATTCATCAAGTGTTTTTGTCTTCTCAGACACTGTCATCGCGGTCGCACGTTTGGCTACGATCACAGAAGTTTCCGTCGCCGTGACCGTTTCTGTTGCAGCAGGTGCAGATCGCGATTTGGGCGCCTTCTTTGCCTTCACTGTCGCTTTTGTTTCAGTTGATGAGGATGACGCCGACGACTCTGCTCCCGCATCCCGGACTCCCAGGAACACTGGGAATTTGGGAAGTCCGTTTACAGTGTACTGAGTGTATTTGATCCCAATAACAGATCCGATAGCAGGGGGATTGGTACTCTTCCACGTCAGCTTGAAGAAATTACGCTTGTCGTCGAGCTGTTGCTCTGCTTGGTCAACTAGATAGCAGACCAGCGAGCTGACATATCCGATTTCGGCTGCTTTCGCTGCCGTCGTCGGTGTGATATAGTAGTCCGTAACGATAGCGTCTGCCGTATCATAAGTCTTGTACTTCATGAAATACGGCGACCGTTCGCCAAACGCATAGGAATCATCCGGGCGACGAAAGACAAGTCCCTCGCCGCCTGCATCAGTTACACGCTTGAGTTCAGCCTTCACATACTTCACGTTATCTTGAGCCACGAGTTCGTGGTCTACCATAGTCAAGCTGCAAAGCTGCGAAGTTGCGCGAGCAAAGTGTTCCTTGAGAGTCTTCATACGATCGGCGAAACCACCGACAACCGAAGGCATATCAAACACCATATAGCGCAGCTGCTCAGCACCCGAGCCGCCTTGGTGGCGGCTGCCGACTTCGTTGAAACGACCGCGGCCCGCCCAGAGTTCGCCATCCAAGACGACATCTTGGGGCAGGTTCAATGCGCATATGTCCCGATAAAAGGTCGCAGGAACCTCCAGCTCGTTACCGGCGCGAGAATAGAACTTGCCTGACTTATACAGCAAACGCCATCCATCATACTTCTCACTCATATACCAGCCCATATGTGACTTCGCGAATGCTTGTTCACTGAAGGGAACCAGGAGCATCGGCTCCGGAGCGGAATGCGCCATTTGTTGTTGTTTTGGTTGAGACTTTGAGCATTGTCACGCATCAAAATTTATAATTGTAGGGGTGTTTAGACTACATTTTCTAAAATTTGACTATGTTGCTTGATGACGGGCAACATACACCTACATGGATAAACTCTATGTGTCGTACCTTACTTATCATTCGTTGGCGGGAGAACTTTGCGGATTGTGTGCAGAACCCTTTCAACCTCGCAAACGTGGTCGCTTCATTGTAACTCTGGAAAATGAGATAGAAGATGAAGCGTTTGCGGCACATGATAAGTGCTTTTCAAAAATCAAGCTACATATGCGACATGAAATACAGGCTTCATGCTGTTGCTGTGCATGCGACATTGACGTGAATAATCCATCGCAGTATCTGCCTGCACGCGTATACTTTGACGACTCTCATGACGACGAAGTTGCTTGTCGCGAATGTATTCTTCGCGAGATTGCAGCAATTGAAGCTGACAAGCAATTTGAAATAAATATCAAGATTGCTCGTGGATGCAAGCGTTTGCTAGAAAGCGATTACATCTCCGATAAACCGGCTCTGAAGAAAATGAAATCTATGAATGAATATACGCGAGATCTGGCACATACGATGCGCGTTCAGTCAAACTCTAAAAAGCGACAAAAATGGTATGCCCGACTAGAGGAGTATTACGAACACTACGAAGGTTTCATGATCGCTAAGTATAAAAAACATATGATGGATGCATGCATTCATGAAATGATGCAGAAAATATGGCATCCTTCCAACTACGAACGTTGGAAACATCTGGAATAGATTATGCAAATGCACAACTTTATGTACAACATATATAATGCTGCCACTTGTGGTTGCCCAATCGTTGTTTGTCGCGTTCTTGTGGGGCGCTACAACCGCCCTACAAAAGTATACTTTACATTCACTAGATGCAATGACCGGATTCGTCTCTGGATCTATATTTTATACATCCTGTATGATACTGTATGTCATATACAATCGGAGAAAACTTCGGCGAACAATGGCAGAGATACCTCTCAAAATATGGTTGATTATTGCGTTAACGGCAATAATTGGGGGCTTCATGGCTAACTTAATTTACTTCCATATTCTGAAAAAAAATAATAGCGCTATAGTTGCAGCTTTGACATACTCATCGCCGATCTTCGTTCTCTTGCTTTCTGTGCTCTTTTTGAAGGAGCCAATTCATCCTATTACGGTGATAGGGATATTGACAGCAGTATTTGGAGTTGTACTGATTTCTTACGGAAGTCATATCAGCCACGAAGACCTGGAAATGCAGACATACGTATAGTAAGTATAATCTTCTAATCCATCTATTCATATCTAATATTAAACGGAAATAAGAACGGCCTGCTGCATTTTTTAATTCCACGAACATAAAATTCCATGGTAGCGACATCGTCAAGCACGCTTATAGGGCATACCGCCAAATTAACCATGGAATTGAACACGGCGTACGATGCCCTTTCGGTAACAAGCATGTTGCGCTTAAGGATTTGCCTGGTTTCCGGTTCAACCTCTACTATTTTTGCATTGTGAGTATAATACAGCGTACGCAGAAATCCGTGTGATAATGCAAACAGAACGTAATTTTTGTTCATATTTACTGTAATCTGTGTATTTATGTGTATACGTATGCTTTATACCGCCTACGCCTACATAGCATCGTTTATTTGCAACAATAATAAATATTTGTTAGCATAAGAGGAAGACCGCAATGGGCGGGACATCATCGCGCCCGAAAACGTTTGAGCAATACTATCAATCTGTAAATCAGCATGGGGGCAGTGCCGCCCTGGACGAAGACTTGGACGTGGATCCTTATTACGTTCTGGACGTATCTAAGAATTTTGAATGGGACGAACTTGTAGCGGCGTATAGGAGGCTTGCTCGGTTGGTCCATCCTGATAAAGGGGGACCGCACGAGAAAGAAGTGCGAACCAAGATGTTTCGGATGGCTACAAAGTGCTTTCGCGATCTCGCTCAAGAATATAAGAATCGTTCAGAAGGTAGAAGCCATCATGATCTGAAACGGGAGGCTCAGGCATATTATGAAGCAAATCCTGCGCGCTACACGCAGGCTCAGCCGCATCCGTCACGGGCTGGAGGCGGTGGCGGGGGCAGAGGTGGAGGTGGAGCCGACGGCGAAATGTCATTTATTGATCGGTTTAACAACATGTTTGATCAAAATAAATTGGACGATGATGAAAGCGGTGCTGGATATGGTCAAATGATGGCTCCATCGTCAAAAGATCGCGAGGATATTGCTGTACCCCAAATCATCACTAAATTCTCAAAGCAGTCTTTCAACGATACTTTTGATAAACATACACTGCCAAGTAAGCGAGAGGTGGTTGTGTATAAAGAGCCTGAGGCACTTCCGATGGGTAAGAAAATGGCGTATACAGAACTAGGAGGTGAGCGCCCAGACGATTTTGGCAGTACACGAGAGGGGACGAAACAAGGCAGATTGGATTTTACTGACTACATGCGGGCGCATACGACCTCACGTCTTGTTGATCCGAAGAGCGTTAAAGAGCGCAAAGACTACAAAAATGTGGATGCGTATGAAGCAGATCGTGCCAAAGCGATGGCGAAGCCTCCTACGCGGGAAGAATTAGCTCTGAGGGCGCAGCGGGAGAGTGAGGACAAGAGAATGGAGCTCATGCGTATTGAACGTTTGAAGCAGCGTGATGCCCTTGCACAGGAACATCATGACCGAGTCAGTCGGATGATGCTTAGGTAGGAAATATATAGGTATATAAGGTGATTCTGTTTAATACAACCAGTCATGTCAAAATTTTATGAAGCACTTGGGGTATCGCAAGATGCCTCCGCAGATGAAATACGTAAATCGTATCGTAAACTGGCTATGAAAATGCATCCTGATAAAGGAGGCGATGAAGAAAAATTCAAAGAGTTATCTCATGCATATGAAGTTTTGAGTGATGATAAGAAACGTGCGATGTACGATCAACTTGGAGATGCCAATTACAACGAGGCAGTGAAGGGAGGTGGGGGTGGACCCGGTGGTCATGGGCATGCTGCTCCCGATATATTTCAACACATGTTTCACAATTTCAGCCCATTCGGGTTTCATGGGATGCCTGGGATGCCAGGAATGCCCGGTCATGGCGGTCAGCCTGGACCACAGAACACGCGTAGAAATGATCATATGCATAATATTTCAATCAGCATGGAACAGGCGTTTCATGGGACGAGTAAAACCATGAAGATCAATGTGCGTAAGCCGTGTTTATCATGTGTATCGGTTTGCAATACCTGCCAAGGTCGTGGTATGATCATGGATATGCAGCGTATGGGCATATTTACGACGACGACACAGCGTCCGTGCCATATTTGTCACGGAAGCGGAAAACAAAGTAACAAAAATACCGGGTGTACCACATGTAAAGGTGCAGGTTTCACTCAGAACGAGAGCGTTCAAGATGTCAAAATACCGGCGGGAGTTCACTCCGGATTTCAAATTCGTCTGGGAGGTCTCGGCGAGCAAGCCCAGAACGAAGGTGAGACTCCAGGTGACATGATTATTCAAGTACAGGTTGAAGATCACCCAGTTTTTACACGTACAGGACACGGAGGACGCGATCTTGTATGCAAGCAAAACATAACATTTATTGAGACGATTGTCGGAAAAGAAATCGTGATTCCTCACTTTGCAGGAGAGGTGCGAATTGATTCGGGATCGTTTGGGGTTATTATTCCGAATAAGGCATATATTGTCAAAGGGAAAGGAATGCCGGGTGGCGATCTTCATATAATATTTGACATAGCATATCCAAAGTCTACACTGAAAGATCAGGATCGGGCATTCCTACGCGAAGTCTTACAGCGGTGCGATGCACTACGAGTGTGAGAGTCTAAGGATTGAAATATGCGGTGTTGTTCGTCGTCATGAAATCAATAAGACCCGGGGCACCTGAATAGAACAGAGATCCATTAGTAGTGGTGTCAGTGCCTCCTGTCGCCGTAAATTGTTGCTTTTGACATTGTTGTTGGATTGTTTTTGGCGTGTTCGTTTGATAATCGTATGTCTTCACATTATACGTATTTGCATTAGTACCCATACCGTCATTTTCACACTTGATTGTTGCTGCTGCACGTGTTGCTGGATCGTATTTCACACTATATAGGACGTTGCCGTTGCCATCCGTCACTGTCACTTTATTTTCGTCCGTGTGTTTTGCGCGAATGCACCGAGATTGTTGAGCGACCTTATTGTTGATGTAAATGTTGTGTATAATTTCAACAATAATATAAATAATAGCGATGAACAATGCAAACAATATGAATTCTTTCAAGCTGGGGAGCCACTCAAAACTTTTGAAGAAGTATCCCATAGATGCTGCATACATCTTCGGTGCGCTTTTGTTAGACATCGCCAGTTCGCGTAGGAATTCTTTGAAATCCACATCTTTCAAGCTGGCCAGCTGAAGCCCCACGTACCTGGGAAGTGTTTTCCCGGCTTCAACGAAGAACCCCATAATTTGCTTATATTTCTCGGGATTCACAGCGGCTACTGGAAGTGCGGCGCTCATTACACTCTGAACGCAAAATTATTAAGGGCTGATTGCACCGCCTTAACCTGGCATACAATAGTCGCTGTCGTATTTTTAGCTTTTGCAAATTGCGCTTCTGTGTCGCTCATATCTGGTGTAATGATATTTAGCGTTTCCTCCAGACATTGCTGATACTCTTGTTGGGTTTGCTGAACTTCTTCGTCGCTAAAGGGAGAAGTTGATTGATCAACGTTTGCGGGGTAATCCTGAGGTTTAGATTGAGGGGGTAGAGTATTCGGCCTGGAAAGGCGCTTGTTGGGATCAATACCTGTGATTTCTCTAATAGTACCAATAATCATATCATAGTTTCCCTTGACAAAACCTCCGATACCTCGTGCAACTCGTTTGAGCCTGGTTGCGGTGCTACCCGGTATAATTAAGGCATTAAAGAGACTATCAAACAATCCAAAGATGCCGGCTTGACGAAGTTCCACAAACGGCGGAATTGCCCATATGAAAAGATTTATGGGAAATATTGCCAGGCAAATTTTGTAAAAGAGGTAAAAAGCGAAAAATAGGCCAATTATATATCCTGAAAAGCTCATGGCTGTGGCCATTGCCGAATTCCAGGCTTGGGTCAGGGGATCAAACCCGAGTCCTGGAATAAAGATTTTCAATGAGGGTAGAACCAGAAACCCCCCGATGATTATAGATAGTACACCTACTACAAGTGTTATGGCGTAATGGATTAATTTTAAAATATTAGCCATGTTACCGTACCTTCCCTATGATGAAGATAGGATGTTTTTATTTGCGAGATCCGAACAGCATAGGATCGGGAGTAGTAGGTGAAGCGAGAGAATCAAGGTCAACTTCAACGGTGTGATAATCAATTACCTGTTGATATAGAGCAACCCTTTTCACGGACTGTCGTGCAAAATCCCATGAGTGTTCAATTGCTTGTTTATCAGTGACTGTCTTTAGTTTTTGTTGCAGTTGGTCAAAGATAGCATCAATCGTTTCAATGGGATCCATCTCTCCTCCCTCCCCCCTGGTGCTGTATCATAAAAAACATACTATTCAATTTTTTAGGGTTTCCGTTGGGATCACCCCCATATTTGTTGTTTCCATAATATAGCAATCTTAAAATTTGACGGATGACAGACTTTTGGTATCCGACGAACCTTTTCACCAACATAAAGATGCCAGTGACAAAGCGTCAGTGCAACAACGATCCGCAGTTCATGTATACCGGGAAAGAAGCATCGCCGCTAGGATTGGGGAACGCCCCGCATCCCTTTGATGTCGGTGTTACTTCCACCGGACGTGATGGTACGACTTGGATGGTAGCAAAGAAGAATGATGTTAAAGTATGGGTCCGTATTCCTACCGAGTTTACAAAGGCGAAACCAGTTGAGACGCCAACGAATGATTCTGCTGAGATCGGCAATCCTTCCGACTCCAACCCAAAATCTAAGGATGTAAGCGTAAGCGAGGCGGAGGAGGTTGCCGACAAGCCCAAGAAGAAGTCTACCAAGAAAAAGACTGCTGAGGCTGCCGCTGAGGCTGCTGCTGAGGAGGCTGCTGAGGAGGCTGAGCAGATTACCGAGGAGAAGAAAGAGAATCCCAAGAAGAAGTCCACGAAGAAGAAGGCTGTTGCTGAGGAGGTCGTTGAGGCTGAGCAGATTGTCGAGGAGAAGGAGAAGAAGCCCAAGAAGAAGTCTACGAAGAAGAAGGCTGCTGAGGCTGCCGAGGCTGCCGAGGAGATTGCTGAGGCCGTTGAGGAGGTAGTTGAGGCTGCCGCCGAGGAGGCTGAGCATATTATCGAGGAGAAGGAGAAGAAGTCCAAGAAGAAGTCTGCGAAGAAGATCGCTGAGGCCGTTGAGGAGGTGGTTGAGGCTGCCGCCGAGGAGGCTGAGCATATTATTGAGGAGAAGGAGAAGAAGCCCAAAAAGAAGTCTACGAAGAAGCAGGCTACCGAGGCTACCGAGGCCGAGGCCGAGGAGCCTGACAAGTCGTCCAAGAAGCCTAAGAAGTCTAGCAAGAAGGCTGCTTCGGGTGGTGGTGGTGGTGCTGATGCGGAAAAGGCAGAGGCTCCCGAGACGCCAAAGAAGAAGGCGCCTACTGATTACGCTCTATTTCTCAAGCTGCAGATGCAGACTCCAGAAGCACAGGCACTCACGAGTACGGAACGTTTCAAGTATGCGTCAAAGCAAGCATCCGCGCTGTGGAAAACTATGAACGATAAGCAGAAAGCTGAGGCAGTCGCGTGTCTGAAAGATGACACTGTTTGAAAACAGATTATTTTTACAGGACAACATTCTATATAATGTCCCATTATGCAAATATTTTAAGTTGTACAAGGTACATTTTTAGTCATATATGCAAGCGAAAATTTTTGACGGCGGTATAAGGATTTGACGAGTTGGGAATATATAATGTTATTGTAACTTTAAACTATCCCTAGTATGGATGTGGCTATCCCGGCTATGACTATGGCTACGGCTATTCCAGTAGTGTTGCATCAAGACAAAGGTCTTGTTCTTATTGATTCCGGCTATTACATGTTCAACCGGTACTTTGCAAGCTTGAAATGGTATCGCATTGTCAACCCTGGCAAGGAAATAGATATCGCAGCTTTGCACGAAAATGAGGAGTTTGTGACAGCCTTCCAAACTCACATCATGAACGACATACTGCGGTATGCTACATTCCCGTATATTGATAAGAAATTCAAGATAGCTCCGATACCCAAAAATAAAAAAATAAGGAACAAGATCATCTTCTGTGTGGATTGTCCTCGTAATACAATTTGGCGGATGTCGCGGTATCCGGGATACAAGGCCACACGCAAGCAGGTGTCCGATATGAACATGAATGTTATATGTCTGCTATACGAATTCATAGAGAAACAATGTGCGGAACCTACTGTGGAAGGTTTGGATGTGGCAAAGTTGAATGTTGATAAATTAGAGGCGGACGACATTGTGTATCTGACCCTGAATCAAGCTCGCATTGCGGGTTATTTAAACAAGGTGCTTGTGATAACAAATGATAACGATTTTCTGCAACTGATCTCTCTGGGTGCCACAGTCGTAAATGCGAAAGGGCTGCATCTGCAGGAGCGGGCGGAGTACGATTATATGACATGTACGACATTGAAAATATTGCTCGGCGATATTAGCGACAATATAAAAGCTGTGCCTTGTATTGGTACAAATACGGCTCTCGCGTTAGATCTTGCATCCATGTCGGAAAAACACCGTCAGATTTGGATTAAAGAGAACAGCGACGTGACGTCTATCCAAGCATACAATCTGAATAAAAAATTGATCCTGCTCTCGGTGATACCTACAACTCTAGCCCAAACATTCACCCGCAAATACGCTATTTCAGTCGCATAAATCTGCATGCAACCACATTTACGAACGCAACCACCGGTTGTTAGAAAGTGATATAAGGTTAAGCCATAGCCTTTATATGGTTCTATGGACTCCTTTGACGATGTATGGAAGATTCTTGACTCGTTCAAAAAGGAGGAGGACATTGAACCCATTGACGCAGAGGAAAGTGATCGTTGCGCGTTTTGCAAGGGAGTAAATCTCATTCAAGATGAAGGCCAGATTATTTGCACATCGTGTAATGGCATATCTAGCCGCGTTATAGACATGGGAGCTGAATGGAGATATTATGGAGTAGATGACAATCGTGACGAGGATCCCGCACGTTGCGGGTTACCGACGAATGATCTGTTACCGAAATCATCAATGGGTTCAATAATTGGAAATCGCTGGGGCGATTCCAAAGATATGCGTCGTATTCGTATGTACCAACTATGGAACTCAATGCCATATTGGGAGCGAACGCTATACAACGTATTTGACAAGATCGTGAACAATACGACAAATCATGGAATTCCCACGAAAGTGTTGGATGACGCAAAGGTGCTGTATAAGCGAGCTAGTGAAAAAAAGATCAGCCGAGGTGATAACAAGGAAGGCCTCATTGCTTCCTGTATATACTTTGCCTGTTTGATGAACAAGATCCCTCGCTCACCGAAGGAGGTTGCTAGAATGTTTCATATCGACTCTAACGTGCTTACAAAAGGCAATGCGCGTTTTCAATCGCTGATGCAAATAAACGTAGATTGTTCTAATTCCAATGACTATGTGGCGCGTTTTGGAAGCCGACTGAACCTGAATTACGACGATATTCAAAAGTGCAAGGATCTAGCTTACAAATTAGACGAGCTAGAAGTCGTAAGCGAGAACAGTCCAACATCAGTTGCTGCTGGAGCAATCTACTACTTCACAACCAAGAAGAAGTTAGATGTGACAAAAAAGCAAATCAGTGATGTATGCGAAGTCAGCGAGGTGACCATCATGAAGACGCACAAGCGCATCAAGAAGTACGAGACCTGGCTGGATAACGCGCCAAAGGCGCATGCCGAAGGCGACGCGAAGCCCGCCGAGCCCGAAGGGCAGGTGAACGCGCCAAAGGCGCCTGAGCAATGTGGGGGATCATCTTCCTGTATAGAGAGTGTTGATTCTGGTAGATTTGGGGGTTGTGCATAATGGAGTTGAAGAGTTGACTTGAGGAGTTGGAATTGAGTTGGGACTTATTTTTGTATGTTGTTTTCAAAAATCATCTGAGATTTGAAGTTGATTGGGAATAGCGCTTTGGCCGGCTACGAAAGACACGGGCTTGGAGTACTCCGACACGCGGACCTCAAAGAAAGACTGCTTCACCTCGGCCGCACTCTTCTCCATGAATGCGAATGGATTTTTAGTGTTATACATCCGCGAGTATCCGAGCTGCGCGAGGAGGCGATCCGCCATAAACTTGATGTAGTCAGTCATGAGATCGCAGTTCATCCCGATCATTGAACACGGGATGGACTCAGTAATAAACCGTCGCTCAATATCTACCGCTTCACGAACCATGTCTTGAATAGTAGATTCGGGTAGGCGATTAACCAACTTGCTGTAAAGGAGACAGGCAAAATCCGTGTGCATAGATTCATCACGGGCAATAAGCTGATTCGCGAAACTCAGACCAGGCAGGAGTCCACGCTCACGCAGCCAAAAAATGGCACAGAAGCTCGCTGAAAAGAAGAGACCTTCCACAATCGCGAATGCCACTAGGCGTTGCGAAAACGGCGCGTTCCCTGAGATCCATTGAATCGCCCATGACGCTTTTTCCTTGATGGCAGGAAAATTGTCAACGGCATTGAAAAGCATGTTCTTCTCGTCAGGATCCTTGATGTATGTATCAATCAGAAGGGAATACGTTTCACTGTGAATCGCTTCCATAGCATTCTGAAAAGCATAAAACGCCTTGACCTCGGCAATCGGAATCTCCTGTGAAAAACGACTGCTTAGGTTCTCCATGACAATACCATCACTGGCTGCGAAAAACGCCAGGACGTGTGTAATGAAATGCCGCTCATTGGAACTCAGCTTGTCAATATCAATAAGATCCTGTGTAAAATTAATCTCATCGGTGAGCCAATACGCTGATGCCGCCTTCTTGTACATTTCATAGACGTCAGGGTATTCCACGGGAAACATAACATACTTGCTGGATCGCTCCTGCAGGAGCGGTTCGTTCTCCATGGTGCTTACTCCTGGTTGTGAAGGCTCCGGGGCAGGGGGTGACATATAATATAAACCACAAATTCTTAAGTCAAGAAACGATGCGTGCCCAGCACAATTAATATGCATGTATTGTAATGGCGGCGATAACGACCACGGATGTCGCAAGATATTCGGTGGCGTTTAATAAGAACCCAGTGAGCCAGTTAGCAAAGAGTGCCCTCAATAAAGTTGGGTTACAAAACCTTGTGATGGACGCTGACAAGCCCATACATCGTGTATTTAAATACACGGTGGATCCCCACGTTATTGATCTTACGAATCAATACCGGAGCGGACGTTGCTGGATCTTTAGTTTCACGAATCTGATGCGTCGTAAAATGATCTACAAATACAACCTGCAACCTAGTTTCAAACTATCGCAAAAGTATATGATGTTTTATGATCGCCTAGAAAAATGCAATGCATTAATGGAAATAATCTATTTCTTGCACAAAAAGAAGCAGATGAAAATGTATTCATTTGAAATGACCTACATTCGCCGCGAATACATGAGCGACGGCGGGACATGGGACTTTTTCAAGAATCTTGTATTAAAATACGGGGTCGTTCCGTATGAAGAGTACCCGGATAATGAACAGGCCAAGAACTCAGATGACCTAGGAAATGTGCTGCAGCAATATGTCAACTCATTCGTACCCAAAATTACGAAGGCTGAGACTCTTGCCGAGTTTGAGAAGATCAAGCACGAGGCTATGATGAATTGCTACTCAATTATTGAATCATTCTTAGGGAAACCACCGGCTACATTCAAATGGGAGTATGTCACCGCGAAAAAGAAGTATCAAAGTGCACGTCGCGAAACTACCCCACTGGAATTTTATGAACAGTATGTGCGCGATCTCGTAAATGTTTCTGATTATATCACGCTTATAAACGACCCTCGTAACCCATATTACAAGATATACAGCGTAGAACTCTTGCACAACGTATTACCTAATGAGAGTTCCCCGCTGGACAGATTGCCAACAAATTTGTACTTTAATGTCCCCGTAGATGTGCTTCGCGAGGCTACTTACAACAGCATTCGCAAGAATATGCCAGTGCCATTTGCTGGAGATGTCAGCATATATATACGACCAGAAGATGCGCTCATGGACACGACGGATCGTTACGAAGATCTTCTTGGCGTGAAGTTCGTGCGACCACGTAAATTTCTGTTTGACAATGTGATGTCCACGCCAAATCACGCCATGTTGTTTATCGGCTGCAACGGGGAACATGGCGACTGGCAAGTTGAGAACTCATGGAAACAATATAACCAAGATTACAAATATTTCACATTGAGCGACGACTGGTTTGAGCATTACGTTGGCGAAGTCATCGTGCACAAACGTTTTTTATCGCCCAAACTTCGTTCAACGTACGCTACCCTCCTCAGATCGCCCGATGACATCACGTATTACCCACTATGGGACATATTTGGAACCCTCGCGAACATGCGCAAGGCAATCAAACACGCCGGCGCCATCACATCTAAATCCAAATAATTAAACAAAGAGACTGAAACGACGGGGGCTAGCGGCGAAGGCAGGGCTTAAAGTTTCTAGGCATTTGTAGGAGTAGTTAGAGGTTGTACCATGCCGGGAATGCACATCTTGCAAGCCTTACGAGAGAAAAAGAGCGACCAAGCTCTGTTTCAAACTTGTACATACTTGGCGACAAACGACACAGACGCGCTAGAGGATGAGTGGATTGCCGTCCTCGGCGAAATTGGTATGTCATCGTCTCTAGTAACAAGCAAATTCCTATGGATTCAAATGCTCGCCGAGGTTTCATCTTTAATAGAAGCCGAGGCATTGGATATTACCGACGCACTTGTGTTTACGACGAAACTATATTTGCTATATCAGCGCACGGCCACCTCTTCGCCCGATTCCCTTACACGCCTGCGATCTCAAGTTATTGACCATTTTCCTGACAATGTCCAACTTTCATACAAAGGAGTCTCGCTGTTTGCACAAATATTACCTTCTGACGAGAACGAGGAACTCCACGCATTTGGACACCGGATTTTATCGGGTTTCATTAAACTGTTTCACGGAAAACATGCCTCAACAGCAAATGCGGTTGAATTTATTGCACGTAAAAAATGCGCTATAAAATTGCCGAAAGTGTGGCCTGCGCCGAACCCACAAGAGGCCGGGAAGGGGGACCCGGTGTGGTTTGTATGGGGTGCAGTCCTGTTATACTTTCCAAACGATATCTACGTCCAAGTAGCATGGTCGCTATTTTGTTTACGATGGAAGAAAAAGTATAAGATGGAACGTTTAGGTCTGTTAGTTGGTGCGGCGGCATGTGTTACAAGTTCAGCTAACACGTCAGCACCCTGGACATCTGAAGAGATCAAAGTGATTGAAAATATCAATCTACTCGCACCTGACCTGTGGGCCGCTCATACGCCACCGCCTGTCATGCCGGCACAAAATCCTTATCCACAACAACCAAGCCGATCCGACAGCGACCGCGGCGACCGCGAATACGCAAAGCATGAACAACGCGACCGCGAATACGCGAAGCATGAGCAACGCGAATACATGGATGATACAGATTCCAGTGAACCAGATGACTATTATACAGCACCGCAGCGTGTTACAAGTAGTGCGATTGTCCCTGTTAAAAATAAACAGCCACGAAATCCACGTCCACGTAAAACCGGTGCCGGCCGTGCTGCTGCCGCCCCACCGCCGTTAGAAAGAGAAGCAACCGATTTCCTGACGAATTTCATTCCTCGTCGGACTTCTTACGATCCAGACCCAAATATTCTCGCTCTCCCGTCATCCCCCTACGATCCGCAAATCCGTGTAATTAGTATAAAGAACGATAAAAAGAAGGGAGCTCGCGAATAAACATAAAAGAAATAAGGAACAGCAAGTTTAGGGTATAGAAGAGAGATGAAGCCGGTGATACTCATTCCAGGGTTTGGTGGATCCGTTCTTGTAAAGAAGGGGCATGAACGGTACAAGCCCTATCCCCTGGCGAAAGAGATTCTTGATAATAGATGGGTGAACATGACAGCATTGACATCGCCTCCGTCTAAACGATGGCGCGAAGATATGCATTATAAAGTACTCATGAATGATAAACATCGTGTTATAGGTTTTAATGATATTCCAAAGGACATCGTTCCATATGATATAGGAGGTACACAGGGAATCCGTGATCTCGTGCCGGAATTCTTTTATTTGAATAACAAATACAAGCACCGCCTAAATTCCGCGTTTTATTACCGATATTACCATGATATTTGCTCGGCCTTGCATAAAGAGGGTTACGTTGATAACGTAAATTTGCGTGGTCTTCCTTATGATTTTAGGCTGGTACTGGATCCAAAATATAGGGAAACCATGTTTGGACATTTTGGAAAAGTAATAGAGCAAAGCGTGCGCCTCTCCGGTGAGAAAGCGGTGGTAGTGTCCCACAGCCTAGGCGGGATTATGTTCAAATGGTTTCTTAGCGAATTCCCGTATTTTCAAAACATGGTTGAAACGTGGGTCAGCATTAGCACTCCGTTCGGAGGGTCACATTATTCTCTTCGCGCTGCATTTTGTGGTGACCATTATATCCCTTTCTTCAAATCGTGCATATTAGATGAGTTGGCGCGAAATACCGGTCTAATTGTATGTTTCCCGAATGAATTATCGTACGACAGGAACGAGACACTGGCAACCATCGGAGATGTTGATATTAGTATACGATCCTATGAAGAACATGCAAATGCTGGAATGATTCAGTTTCAAATATACCGAGACCTATATGTGCCATATTTCAATCTGATTCAACAACCCATATCAGTGGCAACGCATGCGGTCATATCTCTAAGCGATAACTCCACAACTGGAAAGTTTAGAACACGTGTTTCAGGAGAACAGCCAAATGAGGTCAACATGATTTGTGGTGACAATATTGTTGGCGAGAACAGCTTGAGAAGTTTTGAAAAAATAATCTATCAACGCAATATGAAAGAACTTGTTTTACGAGGTGAGAGCGACCACACATCCCCACTACTCAATAAACAGGTTATTGACCTGATTTTGAATTATGCAAAACCCAGGCCTCGCCGCTAGCCGGGCAGAAAATAAGTTACGGGATCATGGATACCAGATATGATAAACGAATTTTCGCGCGTTTCTTCTGGCAAGTAAGGTATGTAATATAACCAATGAAAGGGAAGAATGAGTGTTTGCCCCGGAGACATCCTGAAGGCTATGATTGATGACTCGCTCACGGGAGCGCCGGTCTCGTCTCTCTTGATCGTCGCAGGACATACGAGAACGTCTTTCTTTACGACCGTCTTAGCGTCGTCGGCGGTGGAAGTAGCCTGAATGACCAGGTACTTGTATTTATTTTTACACCATTCGGACGCTGGCGGTTGTGTTAAATACTTAGTAAACATGAAACTCTTTAGCAGTCTATCTAGAAAATCTAGAGATCCGTCCTCCACGACGACAGGGTGTTTGTCAAGTAAAATAGTGTCCCGAAAATGGGTAGACGGAACCTGTATAATTTCTGAGGTAGTGGGATGAAGATAGTACGAGTAAATGTAGGCAATAACTACGAGACAAATACAAATATACACCCAGGTTTCCATTTCTGTATTATCGTGTGTTTTTTGTTTGGTACTTTTAAGCACGGCGTATGAAGGCCGCAAAACTTTCAAGACGTGTGGGTCGTATGCGGCGGCGGATGCGAGGCGGAGCCGAAGCCGGGGGAGCTGGAACGGATCTAGGTGCCAACGTTAAAGAGATTGACGGTGAAATAAACATTCTCCAAAACAAAATTGCGTTAGAGAAAGCGGAGCTACACGATTTTCGCGGCCTACAGGAAAAGGCGCTACAGGACACCAACAAGCAGAATTTACAGGTAGATCAAGATAGGTTCAAAGAATCTGTCTTTTCCAAGCGACTGTGGGAATTTATGCGAGGATTAATCGCAAAAACATGGAGTTTCCTTGCTGGGTTTCTTGGTAAACTGTGGGTCCCTGCAAGTCATTACGTTGTGTTTTTCCTGGTTATATTCTTGATGCTTTATGGATTCTCTGCATTATTTGATTATATTCCGCAATTTGGACCTAACAACAGCCAGGGTGGACAACAAGATAAATCCAAGTCCTCGGTAGCCCAAGATGATGCAAATTTCTTTAGGCGCATGTGGAATAGATTTGTAAGGTGGATTCGTAGCCTGTTTTATCCGGGGTACGCTGTGAAATCTACTTTGTCTATTTTTGACACAAGGAAGGCTATGACCACGGCTGTACCCCGAGATCGCATGGTGAGCGGACGATGCGACAATATGCAAAATATAGATAGTACGACGGAGGGTGTGGAGGGTAAATGCACCACAGCGTACGAACCGGCACCGTATCAATTTAATATCCCAGTAGAGGCCATGCCGGAATGGAGTAAGCTGCCGGATAGTTTCAAGCAGGCAAATCAGGAGAAATTAACGCTATACATGCCATATGTCACCCGAACACAGGGACCCGAAGACACGTTTTACGTTCCTCAATGCGAAGGAACCTACTATATAGATGAGAAGGGCAACAAGCACCTCGCAAACTTATACAAAGAAAACGGACTGTCCTGCAGTTTAGCGGAGAAGCCGTCAACCCTATACAACAAGTTCAAACCGCGAGACGGATCTGGCTATGGATACGCAAAATAAGTGCAGGAGGGCTAAAAAGAATAGAACTCCATTTTAGGGGGTGACAATGTCGCCAATAGAAGGAGTCTCGGCGGATAATTTATATGCGTTTAGGGGACCTACTGCGACGGCAGCAGAGGGTGGAATCAATCCTATAACGGGAGGCAAGTGTCCTTCATTTATCACCCCACCCGTAAAAAGGACTTTCGTCAAACACAGAGCACCGGTCAAAGTAATAGAACCAAGGGATGCGCCACCGGTGGTTACTCAGAAGATCCCACATGTTCCGCAAGTCTCGCCCGGGGAAATATGCACGATTGACGTTGCTGCCAAATATCTCGGTGTTACTGACATTTCTTCCCTGTATTCCTTGAGCAATCTGCAGACATTTAATCCGATGGTTGACGAGGCAAAGGGATCACATATCACTACTGCGATGTGCCAGGCTAGCAGAAACCAAAAAGATGTTGTGTACCCATTTTGTCCAATAGAGGCCGGTGCAGGGTTTAAACGGAAAATATCCGATCCGGCAACTTGCATTACAGCAGCCTGTCCGACCGGTTTCTCTTCTAAAGGTACGACCTGCGATAAGACTCCGATGTTGAAGGACTATCAACGCAATAAGAAGTCTTTTTGCGACGAACGCTGGTACGACTGGTTCACTGTGCCTAATTATCATATTGGAAATGGGTATTCCAATATCCGATATGACAATGAGGGGAGCAATATTGTGCGTTGTTTGAAACCCTGTCTACCTGGACAAGTTCCTGAATACCATACCGATCCGGTTGACAATGAGACCTGGGGTGACGAGAAAAACGTGCTAAATAAGTGTGTGAGCAAAGGTGAATACTTTTATGGAAAATACGAAAACAGCGACGAGTTATGTCCACTTGCAGTCATACACGCCGTTACTATGTCACCGGCCGTGGTGAATAGTAATTTACAAGCAATGTATAATGGGCTGGCGACCAGCAATGTGACGAAGGAATTTACAAGTCTCGCAGCTCATGACAGGTTGGCACAGGATGCCGCATACATATCAGCTTTGGCGCAAGTGAATCTTCCGTCAGAAGTGCGAAGTCCTGATCAGAGGACGCAGCGGGCTTGCAATGGCGTGCAGACCAAGGACAGGGTTCAGTATGCGTATTCAGTCTGTAGCAATTTGTATGCGAACCCTGCAAACGCGACCTCCATGTTTGCACATCTCAAAAATCCGACACAAGGCGCGGTTCTGCTCAAGCAAGCATGCAATGGTGTATTTGCAAATGAAGACAGCACTGCATTAAATCTAATAAATCAAGATCCAATATACTTTACCGGAGCTGATGTGAAAAGCACATCTGTAGAAAAAACAATAGACAATCCCTATGATCCAAGCTACAATAAAGACCCACTGAATATCTCCCAGTTTACGAAGACCTTACCGCGGGCAATGCGTATTACGATAGCCCTAGTATTAGCACCCTTCGTATTCTATTTATTGTACAAGTTGTTCAAATATTGTAAGAAATTTACTCGTAAAGTACGTCGCTTCATACGCGCAATCGGGCTACCGAAATTCATCTACAATGTATACAGGACGGTAAAGAAATTTATAACAAATTACGATTCGCCTGAATACTTTGATGATAAAATTGGCAATGCGGAAGATAACATAGAAGATTACAATGAGGCGATTGATGATCTCAACCACAAGATTCGTTTTCTAGAACTTGCCCAGGCCAAGACGGCCGCTTAAGGCAATCTGAATTACTTTTTATTATTGCATTCTGTATGTTTCCTGCTGCAAGACGGATAGTAGTTATTGGCGATGTTCATGGAGACAGTGAGCGGCTCGTAAAAGCACTTCAAGTTGCGCGCGTCTTTTCTCCAAATTTAGAATGGATTGCGGAGCCGGCGGATACCATGGTAGTGCAGATGGGTGATCAACTAGATAGCCTAAGCAGAACTCCAGTAGAAACTGAATGGGAAACCCGGTCAGACGTGAGTTTGATGGAACTCATGGATAATCTTGATACAATCGCGAAGCAAAAGGGAGGTCGCGTTATATCGTTGATTGGAAATCATGAAATGATGAACATGGCCGGCGAATTCGTGTATGTGTCCAAACTGAGTTTTGCGGAATCTGGAGGAGCAGATACCCGACGCAGGGAATTTTTACCAGGTGGGAAATATCATAAGATGCTCATGAACCGTTATGTTATAGTCAAAATTGGCACATATCTATTTTGCCACGCGGGCATTCTGCCTTCGCATCTGAACACGGTCGGAGAGAACATCCAAGAATTCAATACGGCTTTTTGGGCGCTTTCGGATGTATCAAAAATGACACAAAAACACAAGTTCCTACTTGACAATGTACTATTTCCAATAAATGGATTTTTATGGACTAGGAAGTATGCCGAGATGTTGGATAAGCCGGATCTCATGAAAATACACCTTTCAATTGTGTTACAAACCACCAAGAGTACGACTATGTTTATTGGTCATAATACTATGCAGTCAATCTTTATTGCAGGCGATGGCGGCATCGTCTTTACTGACGCGTGTTTCTCGCGCGCCTATGGCGGAGACAGCTTTCAGTTTGTTGACATACGTGACGGGGTCATGAATATCGTGCAAGTTTCCGAAAAAGTGACAAGCATATAAGGGGATGATATACTATTATGTAGTGTGTGGGAGTAATGAATATTGAAGTACTCGTATGGCGACTATGTAGATGCCTTGGGGCGGATATATTTGCGTCACTCCCCAATAATAAACTTGTTGCTATCCTAAGAGAATTTACTCATTTGACTGGTGCGAATGAGAGTGACGTAGAGCGTCGGATCGCCGACATCAAGCGCGATCGGATTAAACTTGAGGCTTTGCGGGCGCTTCCGGCGGTTGCGCAGAGGTCGCAGGAGTGGTTTGATCTGCGCAAAGAGCGCCTTACGGCGAGCGACGCCTCCAAGGCTCTCGTAGATAATAGAAGCCGTGAGATTCTGGTACGAAACAAGGCGTTCCCAGAGCAGTCAAAATTCATCAATTCGGTCGCGACTGAATGGGGTAAGACGTTTGAGTCCATGGCCCTACGCATGTACAGGGCTCGTCACGAGAATATCACAGTACATGAATTTGGACTTATTCCTCATCCAACGTTATCCTGCTTTGGTGCATCTCCTGACGGAATTAGTGACATTGGTGTAATGATAGAAATCAAATGTCCGTGGAGCCGCGAGATCAAACCGAATTATATCCCTGATTATTACGAAACTCAGATGCAAGGACAACTTGCGGTATGTGGCCTGACGCAGTGTGATTATATTGAGTGCAAAATTATTCCGAATCGGTCTATTGAAAAATATCTTGAACAGGCCAAGAAGTGTAAAACGACTGCAGATTACGGTGTGTACGTTGACGGTAAGTTCAGTGAGCCAGGACTCACTCCGGAAGAAACAATTGAGTGGGCGCAGCGTACAGCAGATTTGAACAGTCGTGAGATTGTCACGCCGTATGCTACAGAAGCCCATGAAATCACGAATGGTGTGATACTGTGGTCGCTTGATGTGATCCAAATCCAACGTGTAACATTTGATCCTAAGCGCTGGGACATAATGGTGCCTAAGTTTGAAAAATTCTGGCAGGATGTACTTACCGAACGATCTCGTAAAAAGGAAACAGTTGAGTTCATTGATGACGACGATTAATGAAAAAGGGTTGAAAGAGTTATCATTTTTGTTCATGGCTTCATGGGTTTTACTGAGGACGCAAAATAAGGAGTAAGAATATTATATTGCTGATTTATCGTGAACAGCATACCATAACTGGAGGGGGCAAGTTGATCGTTTTGTTGTTTATCCCTACCCATGCATTTGACCTTGTATGAAGGATTTTCGGAATATAGTCCTGCAGCAGCTGAAGTGCATCCGCAGGCAGTATTTGATTGTAAACACCGTATGAAACATTGCTTGTCATTGGATGCGTACTTACTATCAAAATCTGACAAGATCACACATTCAAAATAGGAGTCTTTGGAATATTCATGAGAACTCGGATCGTAGTTGGCGAAGTACACGTACACTCTGTAAAACACGGTCTGGCGGGGTGAACTCCCTCCGGATGGCCAGAAATTTGTCGTATCTTTCACGTCATATCCAATTTCTATAGGGTTGCCTCGCTCATTCACAAAGTACGGGACTTGGAATAATATAACATACACTTGGCCTTGTATGGGGCTACCGATTTTGTCTTTAAATTTAATAATTTCTTGAATGATTCGCGAGTTAATTTCGGTGAGAGAGGGGAAAAGTCCCTCAAACACCGTGTAATAACATCCGAACCGCCCTGAATTGCTCATATTATTTAACATTGCCCCAGGGAATTGATAGCATCGGCGAGCTTGCAACAGGTCGCTATTGTCCGAAAGAGAATCAAGATTTCCATAAATAGAGAGCTCAGTGTTAATGCGCGCTATATCTGGAGATCCAACCGAATCAGTTTGTCCCGGCATAAGAATCGTAGAAGACGACTCAAATCTCTCATGAATGGGCATGAATAATAGCACGTAGGATGTACACAAGACAACAGTGACTATAAATAATTTTGTGAAGATACTTGCCTTCACCATCTAAACCTACAATACATATTTTAGTCCTCCGGATGCTAGGGCGGGCTAGCAAGTAGAACAGATCTAATGAGAAGCCGTCATGCATCGCAAGTTGCCATTATCATTCGTAAGACTTCCGACCATGGAAGAACATTTGACATAAGGGTCTGGGAAAGTTGAATTCTTCAGAATACCGTTATTTTGTTTGCAGGTACATTGCAATGTGTTTGCGCCTGGGGAATTTGTATTGGGAACCATTTGACAATGTGGGCACGTTTTTAGATAAGGACCCAACGGCAAGGTCGTTGGTGGAATTGGAGCTGAAGTTGGCTGTCCGTTGATTTTGGGCTGAAAATTCGCTGCAATAATGTTTCCTTGTACATCCAGATTGCCTGATAGTGTCACATTCGCAGCGTCAATCTTGATTCCAGTACCAGTAGGGGTAATCTTTGCAACGGGCTGGTTCTGATTACCAATAATCTCAACACCTACATTTGTCACATTTACTCCGTTCTGTGAACCAGATTGGATCATAATATTGCTGCTTGAGTGCAGGAGCATGCTATTGTTTGGGCCTGGTCCGAAAGTACCTTTGTCACCTAGATTGAGAGAGCCAGTGACCGTCGTCATTGGTGCATCCATGATAATGGACGACTTAGAGCTGGAAGCCATCGGGGTGAAATACAAATCGCCGTCCTTATTTGGTAGCTGAATACAGTGTCCACCGGCTTCGGAACAGAACTTTACTGGATTCGCGGAAGACAGACCAGCCGCGGTTAGACCCGATGTAGTGTTGACATGATGCAACAGATTCATGTCTACGTTTGCGGATCCCGGGAAGTTTAGCAGCGACACACTGGAAGCTTTGGCCGGGCCAGGGGCAACGGGAGTATTGCTTGATAGGCTGAACACATTGTTCAAGCCAGACAACATTTGAGTCTGTCCAGCGTTTAGATTTTGTAGATCCGCATAAATATTGGAATTCACACTGTTTACTTGATCCACCACACTTTGCATGGTGCCTTCGCGATCAACCTTTTCCATAGTTAGGTTATTCGTTGCCAGAACTTTGTAATCCCGATAGTCAAAAATGTAATAACCCAGGGTACCTCCAATAACAAGGATAAGCAGTACTATAATAACTGCAAAGGCGGTATCCATCTATACAATTAACTAGAAATTAACTAGATAAGAACTCGTTATCGGCATCATCCTCAAAATCATAATCTTCGTCGCCTCCCCGGCGAGGCTCGTGCTTAGCGCCACCACCCAAGTTGATTCTAATTGTTTTTACTTCACTCGCTGCCGTGCTTGGTGCGATACTTCCCGCAACACTCGGAGAGCCGCCCCCGCCTCCACCTCCCGACGGTGGTAACGGAGCAACCGGCGGTGGTAACGGGGCAACCGGCGGTGGTGGGGGTGGTAGCTGTGATGGTGACGGAAACTGTTGAAACGCTGGCGGTTGCGTTTCAAATCCCTGTGGAGGTCCCATCATAGATCCAGGGGGTGCAGCCATATTCTGTTCAGCTTCACCGTCGCTTTCATATTCTTTCTTCTCTGCTTCTAATGCTGCATTAGTTAATTCCTGTCCTGTTGCTTCACTCTCGTGCCGATCAAAGCAAGCTGCAAATTCCCTTTTTTTCTCGTTTACACAATCACTCGTCTCTCCGTCTATTTTATTTGGAGTCAAATTACCGACTTGTTCTAAGGGGTCTACTGAATTTTCACAATCTTTTTCGGCGTTTTCAGCGTCAAAACTGCCATCGGCATTTGCATATTGGCAATCTAGTCCTCCTGACATGTCCACATACCCGTCATCCTGATCGTCGTCGTCTTCTGGATCGGCGCCAGTCTCGTCATCCATGAATTCGTCTTCTTCGGGAACGGGTTCCGTGCTTAGACGTAGCTGTACTCCTACTGCTTCTAGCTCTTGGATAAGGAGCTTCATAGCCCATGGAGTTTCAATTACAGCAACATCGTCCCGGTTGCACCCACGACAACCCAAAATTCCGGCTTTCGGATTGTATTCGGCGATAGTGCCGCAATGCCGACATACTGCCCATTTATACTTGTCAGCCTTTTCCATCATACATTCACGAATAAAACCAGAAATACCATGCCCTATAAGCACGTCGCGTTCCATTTCGCCGATACGCAGACCGCCACCGGCGCTACGTCCGGCCGTCGGTTGGTGGGTCAGTTGTACCCGCTTCACCTCACCAATACCACGAGATTGTACCTTATCCACGACCATGTGCTTCAACTGATAATAATAAATAGGGCCCATGAAGATTGATGTTTCTATTTGTCTGCCGGTGCGACCATCATATAACATTTCGTTTCCATAGCGTTCAAATTTATGCGCACTCAGACCGTCAAAGACAACTTCGCGATCAAAAGGGATAAATACAGTACCGTCGCCGTAGCAGCCCTCCATGCAGCATAGTTTCGCGAACACAGTTTCTATGAGATGTCCCATGGTCATACGCGATGGAAGGGCGTGTGGATTAATAATAAGATCGGGTACAACGCCGTCTTTCGTGAAGGGCATGTTTTCTTGTTCAAGGATCATGCCTATCACGCCCTTTTGACCGTGCGCGCTGCAAAACTTGTTGCCGGGTTCCGGGCGGCGAACCTTACGAAATCTCACTTTACAGATCCTATCCTCATTTGTCGGAACCGTTTTTCCAACAAATACACGATCTACCTTTCCGTAATGATTTACGTCGGTTGTTACAGAAACGTCCTTGTAGACCGGCTGCAATACACGATCGGTAAACACCCCATTCTTTACTTGCTTTTCTTGTTGTGTGATATGAACCATACCAATGATAACGGCCTTTTGGTCCCGCGGAATATAGGCCTCCTCGCGGATGATTCCATCCATCTCTTTATCAGCACCTCCCTCTTGGTAGTCACCATCGGCCTCATCCATTTCGTCAGCATCGTCTACTTCGGCTTGCGGTATCTTGCCTCCGATAAGTGTGTAGTTCGCCTTTTTGAGTCCCGCAACGTACGTACCCTCTGCTTGCATCTTTTTCGGATTAGCAAAGATCACTCTCTCTGTCGGGGATAACGTCTTCTCACTCGCAGTCATTGTCTTATAAGCCGTCATCTGGAATAGACCGCGATCTATTGCTCTCCGATTGATCATAATACTATCTTCCTGGTTGAAACCAGTGTGCGTCATGATTGCAACAATAACATTACAGCCGTTGGGCATCATGTTGTTTCCGTTGTAATGGGACCCCCGAGTACTTATAATACGTTTCTGAGGGTAGTGCTGGATATACCCAGCAGTGTCAAAACGTTTGTGCCAATTCGTCGCGTAGATGCCTACCGCCTGCTTGCTCTGCGCTCCGTGGAAATATACGCGCGGGGCTTGGTTGTGATTCGCAAAAGGGACAATGTTTGTCACGACGCTCAAGGCAGTTGAGGGATGTATCTCTAGATGAGTATAAAATTCGGACTTTGTCAGGTCTTCGCGTTTCATTGCTATGAGCATCGTATTCTCCTCCTCAATATCTAAGTATTCAATACATCCCTGGGACTTTTCTAATTCTTCCAGGATATGGTTTAACTTTTTGCCCGTAAACCGCCCATTGAATTTAGCATCATACGGAGATATAAATTCATCCTTGTTAGCAGTCCGTATAGATTTATCTAGCTTACCTAGCAGCAAATCCGTCCACGACACTCCCTTAATTGTTTGCATAGTATATTTATCAATCAGTGCGTGACTATTTTTCACAATGAAAAGCGGACGACATGGCCGCCCTGCATCCGTGTTAATGCGTATTTCGTTTTCTTTGATATTCCATGTGACAGAGATAAATGGATCCAATAGACCATTTCTACGGAACGCACGGAGTGCATTTACTAGATACACAGGATCAATCGTTACACCGTAAAGACTTCCATTGATGAATATTTTAATGGCGTCTTTGCGAGCTAAGAAAGACGCGGATAGGTCAGCTATCGGTTTCACAATTTCGTTCTTATTATCAGAACCGACATCAATTGTGTGTATTGCCGCAATAACTGATTTTGACGAGGTGTCAAACGTAACCTGGGTCAATAGGGCAAAGTTTTTCAGGTAGCCGATAGAAGCTCCGTCAGGGGATTCAAAAGGACAAATAATGCCCCACTGCTGGGAATGCAGACGATGAGGGCTCGTGATTTTAATGCTGCGATCAAGATCGTTGTTAACACGTCGCAAATGGGATAAAGTACCAATATAACTCACACGCGACAAGTCTTGTACTTTACCAAGTTCGGGATCGCTTACCGGTGGACCCCACATACCCTTCAGCGACTTTTGCATAGTAGTAGTAATAACGTCATAGTCTTGATCGCTTGGATTACCGTGCAGAATCATACTCAGGCTATTTATGTCCACAATATTACTCATAGTCCAAACATCCTTTTTCTTGAAATTCCAGTAATACCTCTGATCCATACGATCACGGATTCCGTTACGAAACTTAATGTATGTTTCTTGGAAAAGTTGGGAAAGCAACATGCCACTGACATCAATTCGTTTGTAAATGAAAGAGTCCCTGTCACTTTCTGGAAGGAGGCCAAGCGAAACACGCATGAACGTACCAACAAGACAACCGAGATATTTTCCTTTGTCTGCTAAGCTGCCTTCAATGTTGGGGAAAATGTCACTAGCAATGATTGTTTTTAGATGTTGTATTGATTCAAAATATACACGATCTTTTAATGCTTCAATGGCGTCCTCCGTGGTCCAAATCGGCTGCATGACGCCTTTGCTGTTAATTGGCCCAGTATGCGCGATAGAAGGACGAAGAAAGTTAAGATACGAATTATAAGTTTCATTGTCTTCAATTGGCCCGCATATGGCTTCAACGATTTGTTTATCGGTAACAATACCGAAAGCACGGAATACAGTCGTCAAGGGCAGTCGTCCTTTGATAGAAGGGAGGGATACAAGAATAGCACCTTGGATTTTTTTATAATGTTTGTTGTCGCGTCCATTAGCGGAAGCAGACGCCTCCTCATTTTCATCTTCGTCGCCGCCGCCCGCTCCCCCGCCCTTCTTTTTATCATACTGATCATCTTCGGTTACAAGACCATGTTCTTGTTTTTTAAGGAGCACGAACTCTACAGATCGTGGCGACAGTGCTGTTTCTCCACTCGCACCAGTACAATGAATATAACCTCTGTAACTGAAATATTTGTCATCCAATTTTGAAACAAAGAGCCGATTTGTGACAATTCGCTCTTGGGAAACGATGACCTTCTCTTTTCCATCCACAATAAAGTAACCACCAGGGTCCATAGGACATTCACCAAACCCTTTTAGCACTTTGCTACCTTGATTGTGAAGAGCGCATTGATCCGAATGAAGCATAATTGGAATTCTTCCAATGATTGTTTTCGGGAATGTTTTAATCGCGAAGGGATCTCCTTCTTTCAGGTCTTCTTTCATGTTGTCAGGTAAATTGCTTGGATCTGTGAAATATTTTACAGTAACGTCGGCATACAATTTCGTAGCGTACGTTAGATTCCGAAGCCGAGCCTCTTGCGGCAACATGAGAATCGTGTTACCATCCTGGTCTAAATACGTTGGACGATCTACATATAAACCAGTATCTATCTTGTTTTTGGAGTCCTTTTTCTTCTTTTTTAGTTCATCGTCTGCGTCTTCGTCATCGTCCTCGCCTCCTTCTGTTGTAGGATTGCCGATGTACATTTCCACACGGATGATTTCCTTTTTGCTGTCCGCATCTTCTTTTATCATAACAATGGGATTGTACGACTGTATGGTGTTTGGTATATGTGTTTTAAACATATTGTGAAAACTATCAATATGATGCTTAGTAAATGGATAAGCAATGTTTTGAAAATACGAATCCAAGACGGCAAATTCCATCTCTCTTATACATTCCCGAGCAAATTTATATTCACAGAAGTGACACGACAAAAACTCGGTGTAAGAAAATAAATTCATGTGGTGGTGGTATTAAATATTAAACTGGTTGTGCATGCGGGCAGTGTACTCTGAGTAAGTATTCCATCCAAGGTCGTCGGGGGAGGGCGCGCTTGTTACGATGGGAGTCATGGGAGTATCGTTAAAGCCAGCTAATGCTGGTGGGATTGCGCTTCCAGAGGCACCCATGTCTCCAAATCCGATACCGGGTGTATTTGGGATAGTCCGCACGGGGAAATCGGGAGCAGGGTCTAGTTGGGTGTTTGTCGGATCGGCAGTGCCTTCCGCGATCGCTGCAACTATGTCGTTTTGCTGGTTTTGTGCGTCTTCATTTGCTTTCTTACGTTTTTGTTCATTCGCTTCCTCATTAGCAGTTATAGCTTTCGCGTCTTGGTCTTGGTCGTCGCTTACACTTTCATTCGTGGCATCCATTGCATCTAATGCACTCATAACTTCTTGTGACGTAACGAAAGATCCATCCAAGCCGGGCAATGTCGGTATTTTTCCCCTAGCTGTAGCAGCTGTTTGACTTCGTCCATCTCCATTGATAGATGCTGCATGTGTTTTATATATGTAATGCGACGTGTACGTAGCGTAATCTATTAATCCATTATTTCTGAGATAGTCAAGAAAAGCATCATACCGTTCTGTATAATCCACATTATCATCATAAGCACCAATATTGCTGAGTAATTCGGAAGGAGGATTTATATCAGCCAGAGGAGATATTCCGATCTGATTCTCAACAAAATCATTGATCAATTTCAAGTACACCTTTAGGTTATGCAATCTTTGGCGGAAATGAGCGGAGGTATCAAATCCGTCGGACCCATCAGATCCGTTAAGTTCAGCATTCAAATCGCCTATCCACGGGCTGCTAGTCCCATTATCTGACGTGGATAAAGCACCATTTGCATCTATGAGTACCGTGGCAACGTTATTTTTGTCATAAACCAAGAGTTGCCCGGAATTATCTAATACAAGTGCTATGGGTCCGGCAACATTGTCAGGTGCAACTTGCAAGCTGTATACAACAAAATCATCGGAGTTTGCAGCCTCTTTACTATAAACGTTCAGCATGCCGTCTTCAATAACTCCTCGGACATTCAGATTACCAGGGAATCTGCGTTCAAAGCTGGGAAACCTGTTCTCGCCACATACTTTCAAACTTTTCCCCATAATTTGAATGAGGCGATTTCTAAGGATGTTCATGATAGCTTGTGGGAACTTCCATCGCTGGTATATCTTCATGATCGCATTTACCTGCCCGATTATTTTTGCGTTCATCTCCACTTGCGTAACGGTCTTGTATATTCCGATGCGCGTTGACCCAAGAGCAAATACACATTTTCCATTGGGTGAAATAAGCATATATTTGCACCCGTTTGTGAGATCCAAATATTCTGGGAGAATATTCCGATACAGGAGTTCAGTTGAATCGGAACTCATATATGGATGTATCCTTGCATCGCTCGTATTTAATTGATACATACGAAAATATGCGCTGGGATAGAGAGAAGGAGATTTACTTGACCGATAAATTCCCATAGCTTTGTGTGTGTCTGTACTCTGAATACAACGCGGGCTACTTTCGCTACGACATCCGTATTGTAAATTGTTCGGTTCACCCGCAAAAATCTCACGTGTCGTAATTGTTGTTGTGTTTATCCCGGCAAAACCCGAATGAAGGGTTTTGGATAGCACAGGGTGCGGGTCTGCAGCTCTCGTGGCCGTTTGCTCGCCCGTCGTAGAATCGGTTTTAATATCGTACCATGGTTTCGTAACAAGTGTTGTATGACCATTAGACATGAGGTTATATTTAAAGTAAGGCGTGGATATGTGAACTTTCCCGTTAGAGTCAGTGGTTCGCAACGGGTCCGGCCAGTTGTCTATACGCAAACCACATGCCCCCATCGGTTTGACGGCGTAAAGGGTAGAATATATTAGCCGATATATCCAGCGATGGTAGGTTCCAAGTTCAAAATAGTTGGACCACTTATTCCTGTCTCTGTGCATGCTTGGAAACAACAAGCACGCCTCAATGACCTTAGCTTCGGCGTCATACGCCGTGAAAAGGTATACTGGACCATAGATTGGGGCGGGCGACGGAACTTGACGTGATGAATCTACATCCGGCATAGGTGGTGGATTTTTAAAAACCGCTAAAACTTGGTTTACAAGGTCATAGTAATCGTTCGCAATAATTTTGACATTATAAAACGGTGCAGAATAGAGACGTTTGTCGCTGCTATATTCTTTGCGTGTCAAACCGATGCAGCCCTTATCAATAAAAAGTGTATCGGGTGCACTATAATTTGTAACTAATTTTGACTTGTGGGCCCCCATTACTCATTGTATCACATAATTAAGCCAGGAGCGCACATGCACGAGGCCACTGAATTTAGCTTCTTCGTTTTGTTCTTGCAATAATCCATCATCTCTATTCCGCCGCGCTTCCTCAAAGCCGGCACCGGCACCATTTGCCATTATGGCGTTCTTCCAGGTCCGAATGAAAGTCTTATCCTGTGCGATCATAAGAATAGGGCCGGTTGACGTAGCTCCGTTTGACTCAGCAGCGGCTGATGCAGCAGCGTCTTCCGCGAACTTATTCACAGCAGCCATGGTCGCCATTCGCAAACAGTCTACCTTCTTGCCCTTGAAATCGCTCTCAAGAGTCCAGGCGATACGTTCCAACTCAATGTCATTTGCCTTGGAACATTCTTTCAAGACGACTGTGCAGGTATATTCCGGATTCTTGCCTCGCTTCTTTTCCTTAGAGTCTATCTCCATTTTGTAATATGAAGCGTCACCGCTTTCTTTCACAAGTTCGGCGAAGGCCTGCGCCGATGCCAACGGCTTCGCGGTCCGTTTAGGGGTCTTTCGTACCTTGGGGGTGGTGACAATGAATTCATCAAACAGTAGTTCTTTGACTTCTTTCATTTTCAGGTTGCCGATCCGCGTCTTTCGTTTCTTATCGTCGGCATACATAGCCGTCCCCTCCAGTTCAATATCAATTTGCTCCCAGTAATTCGGAACCATAGAATATCCGGGCAACTGGGCCACGCATAGTGCGTACAGTTGTGTGATCGGCTTGAGCAACTGATTCGTGATGTAGAATTGATAATCCGGTTGCAGACCGTTCGCCCGAATGAAATCAGGATGTTCTATGCGGTCGCCCTGTAGTGTTGCCGCTGCGGCCTCCGCCGGCGACAGCTTAATATACACGAAAGGGATGCGGTCGTTGACCATGGGCTTGTTTCCTGGATCACGTTCGCCAATGCGGTCCGCGAGAACTTTGTGAGCAATCTTCGTTGGATCCTTGTAATCGCTCTTAAGCGTCTTGGAAATAATCAGCTTATCCAGTGGAACCTTGCCATCCACCAGGTCTTTCAGCGATTTCTTAAGGAATTCCACTGACGTTGAGATAGACCCGCCTTTCATCAAGATGTCAATGACACCACCATATATCACTTTAACTATAGGAGCATTGTCGCGACGTTTCAGAACGATTCCCATAGATTTCTGCTTCGGCTTCTTCAAATGGTCATCTTCATATAAATTTCCAACATATCGTTTCTTGCTAAACAAGATAAACGGCCACAATGTCTTTTCATATTCCAGGGATTGCGGGGGAGGTAAATATGGTTTAATTTCTTTAGCTGCTTTTTGGCCAGCTGCTATAGCCAGAGGTAGCGCCTCTAAACCTTTTTTATTATCATTTGGAAACTTGAGAAAGAGAGAATCCGTATTCAGTAGTGTAATTTCTCCAACTCCTCCACCAAATTTGCCTTCAGACGTTTCAATATCGTAAACGAATTCTCCTTCAGCAACTTCAGGAAGTTCATGGATTTTCATTATCTTATTTGTTAGAGCAGCACAATATACAGTATCAGTCAAAGTTCTAATCCAATATATATTAGGTTTGTATTCTTGAATATTCACACGTAGATTCTTGTATCCTAGTGACTTGACAATATAATATAGTCCCATACTGCCGATCTTGCCCTTGCAGCAGAAGTTAACCAGATTTTTCTTCATATCAGCCTTGCCGCCATCAGCACTCAGGTAGCCTTGAAGAAACCATTTACGAACCTCCTCACTCGCATTAAGGATTATATCAGGTACACGCTTGAATTTGTCTTTGTCATAGAAGAGGGCACGGTATTTCTCAACCATATACGCCATAGATCCGCACGCAACTAGCTTGTAGACTCCAGATGACTTCAGAGTGTCCAGAATCTTGAAAGTTACGATCTCGCTCGGTTCAACTTGATGTAGATAGTTTTTAGCAGTGTTAAGATAGTCCAAGTTCTGATTATTAAGCGCCCAAGATTGTTTCTTAATATTTTCATAGTTGCCGCAGCTTCCGTCGCCGAAGAAGAATCCCATCACCCAGGCTTCCTCCTTACAGACAGCCCTTGCAGGTACATCATACTCTAATACCTTCTGAGCGACTTTGCCATTAAATTCTTTGCCCATACGCTCACAAGCCCTTTTCTTAATGCAGAGTTTGCAATGAGTCTGCCGTGTTCCTTTCTTGGAATAGTAGAACATATCGGAAGCCAGCAAATCCTCACACTTGGTACACTCATACATTTCACCCTCTACGATATTCGCCATATTAGCGGATTCCTTCAAGTACCGTGGGAGCATCAGCGGAACTTCCACAAATTCGCTCGGATATGTGTGTAGAATCTCAGTCTTTCCAATGACGCATTCGCCTGGCTTGATCTTGTCACCATGAATTCCAACAAGGGAATGATCTTCAGTAACGTCAACACAGCCTTGGAAAGTATTCACACGATACATTTTCTTGTTGACCTTGTGGCGAATGACGCGGATGACTTTCGCCCATTTGCCATTCGCCCATACTTCGCCTTCAAATGCAGTTTGCTCTTTTTCCGTGAGCCGTTCATCCCAGGGACGGAAGTTCTCATACTCAACCCAATCCTTAGACATACATTCAATTGTTTTCACGTCCACAACTCCATTCTTATCGCGAACGAGGAGAGGTGTATCGCCGCTTACGCTATCTCCATAGATCACATGGGCGTTATATTCTCGCTCCACAAAGCCTTTTGCAAGCATAATCATTTCACGTCCGGTCGCCGTAGTGCATGCGGCGACTTCTAGTAGAAAGATGGGGCTTACCCGACTACCAGTCTGACCGTACAGCGAATTCGCCGTGATCTTGTAAGCCAGCTGCCTAGCATCCAAGACCGCCTTCTCAAACTCGTTGAAAGTGTCCCGTGTGTCGACAACATCCGATTTAGCAATCGTCGTCTTAGCTCCTGAATCAACATCCAAGACCGTATACAACTCGCCATCGGCTGACTCGCTCACTAGCCCAACTATTTCCTCGCCGGAACGCTGCGTCAGCGTCTGATACTCTATCTTCTTGCGCGTGTTCTTGCGCTGAGTCAAGAGCATCTGCAAGATACTTGGAATGATGCCCTTCTTGCCATCCGGGAGTTGGGCAAAGGTACATGTCTTCTGCCCCTTAATCTTCTTTTTGTCCCCATGGCCCTCATACTCATCAAAGGTGATGTCATGAAATGTAATTCCAGTGCCTGCTTTCTCAGCCTGTTCGCGATATGCCGGATCCATCACCAGAGCATCGTGAGAAATGTTCCGAGAAATCATGGAAGACGGATACAGCGATGAATAATCCAGAACCGTAATAGGATCTTCTAGATACATGCCTTCTTGCGGTGGCAGGACAATCGCGCCTTCATATCCAACCTCATCGTCGTTCAGCACATCCCGTGCGCTTTTGATAAGAGGAATGAGATGCTTCTTGAGACGACATTCGCGAGCGACGAGAGAGAAGATTTTCACTCCCTGTCCGCGCATGAACAGATAACTCAGCGGCACATAGCATACGTTGCCCATGCCAATGTTATTTTCCAGTACTTTCAGTTTGTGAAGTAGCTTATTCACTAGCGCACAATCCTGCAAACAATACTTGGCAATCTCCATACGATCATCGGCGCTCCCCTTCTGTTTGGCAAAGATTTGATTCGGCGAGATGTCGTCCTTGACCAGTCCCCATTTCACTTTGTCTCCGATGTTACCAGGAAGAGATGCGCTTGCCGCAGCAGGTAGGATGTTGTCGTCATCATCGGTTCCGCCACTACCAGATCCCAAGTCTAGGGTCACAATCTCGCCTTCAATTGACAGGATCCGCATTTTAGTCGCACCCTCAATCTTGATGTAGTTTCCTTCACGGATACTCGTATTTGATGTCCGAATTTGAGTCGCAGAGTGTATGACAGCACTGTCCACGATGAATATGCCAGCGACACTATCTAGTTTGTAAGAATCCAGCTTGTGATCACGCTGCATGACCTTCAACATATCAATTTGAACAATTCCATCGAGATCAAAGCAGTACATGATATTATCTCCTAGCGCCGACGAAGACAGCTTGCGTTCTTCAATGTCCGACTTGCGTCCCTTCAGCCGACCAAGTCCTTCTACGAAATCATCATAGATCCCAAGCTCTTGCGCCCGATCCGCAATGTATTTCATATCAAAGCCGAAGATGTTGTAGCCGGTAATGATGTCGGGATCCAGTTCCTGGATCATGTCCTTCCACGCCCGAAGTACATCTGCCTCGTTCGCATGTGACTCCACCAACGCCCCGGTAATCTCCGAACACGACTTCAGAGTCACAATATGCTTGAATATGATCTCATCACTTCCATATCTATGGACGGTCGTGCCGATTTGAATAATGGCATCGCCCTTGAGTTTAGGTAAATTCTCAGTCAGAAGTTGCGTGAGTTCGCTTTCCAGAGCCGAGGCTTTAGCTGAGCCAGACAATGTCGGATGTTCGTCGTCGGGCTCGTCGTCACTGTCTTGGGCATCATCGTCAGCTGCTCCTGCCTTTTTACGCTGCTTCGCTCGCAAGATTGCCTCCACAATCTCAATCACTCGGTCTACTATCTTATCCAAACTTTTCGTAACGTTGGCAATAGAGACTTCGTCTTTTGCATATAGACGGTGCATGATGGGTGCGCTCACTTTATCCGGAAACGGCGTCACGGCCTTCTTGAAAGCTGCTGGAATCCAGGCCATGAGCGACTCGCGTGTCAGCCGGGAGGGTGCAGACGAGGACTGCATGTACCGCGCAATCGCGATAAGATCCACCGTGAGTTTGCGGTAGTCCTTGATAGCCACTGGGAAGTCGCCGTGGCTGCTCGTACATTCAATATCAAACGAAGCGATCAGTAGCGGCGCAATTTTGTTGTAGGACAAACCATAGATGTCCGTGTACTCCGCATTGATGCAATAGTTCGTACGTGAAATACACGGTGTCTCGTCTTGAATCCAGTTTTTGTACTGATTGTTCTCTATGTCCTCCAATGCTTTCTCGTACTGTTCTTCGCACTTACGTTGCTCCTCGTCTGGATCTACGATCGTGTAGACGCCATCGGGAATATGTACCCACCCACACGGTTGGATACCGCGTTCATGGATGAACCGAAGAAAGGGATCTATGTTACTCTCGTAAAGAATGCTTGGACCCGATTTCAGAACCGTATCCATGTCCTTGAGCTTCATGAGACCGGCAGAAGGTGTAGCGAAGAAACGCTTCAGATCATTAAAGAGCCGCAGCGACTTGACATAGATCTGCACGAACTTGAAATCCGTTCCATTCGTGAATCCCCAGAAATCCTTGCGCTCAATAAGTTTTAGCTTGACAAGATGGTCCTTGAGTGATTTCTTAATCGGCGCCGCCATGTATGTGTCGCCGCGGAATGTCTTCATTGGGGCTTCCATAAACAGGAGTTCTTGGAGTTTGTCCTTGTCAGCCTTAGTCCATGAATTGGGTACTTTGATATAGAAATACGGTTGGAATCCAGTAACCTTGACAGTAACAGTTGCGCCACTCTCAGTGACTCCGAACATGAATATCTCATATTCCAGAGGCGCCTTGGGAACATCGGGGCGTTGCCATCCTCCGTTCAGGCGACGAGCTTCTTGTTCACGCCGTTGTTTACTTTTATCATTTTCGGGTACGAACCAATCTACAACTTGAAATTCAAGAGCCCCGTCAAGTTCTGGAAGCTCTGTCGATCGGGGAAACTCTACACGAGTATCCTTCCCGTCATCGCTACCTATCTCCGAACCTTCTCTCGGCATGCTCTGTCCTCTACGGCTAACCTGGGAGACACTTATATGGTCATTTTTTGTGTACCTAGTTTGTAAGTAGCGATGAGCGATGGCATCTTGGACAGTATTGGATCGGGGTTTGCTCTAATTCTCGCGGTCTTCTTGGGGTATCTACTATATGACAAATACGCTATTGGTAACTTGGAATATGTCAAAAGCACAGTAGATGGTAGGGAATATTTGGTGCAAGCCCTTCCCGACAAACAGGCGGCCGCCAATCTTCTCGCACAAATAGGTAATAATCTGGATACGCTAATTCATCATTTGGAACGGTCGTCGCCATCAGATCCGCGGGTGGTTCGTATAGTCACTAATTTCAACCGCGAGGCTCTCTCCGAAGGTGTTGAGAGTGACAATTTCACAAGTTACAGCATCAACAAGGGCGAGAAAATCGTGTTTTGTCTGCGTGCCAAGAATGCAAAAAAGACACTGGAAGAACTGAATATGATGATGTTTGTGGCGATTCACGAACTCGCTCATATAGGAACGACGGAAGTGGGCCACACCCCAGAATTTTGGGCCAACTTCAAGTGGTTATTAGAGGATGCCGTAAACATTGGTATTTATAAAAAGCAAGACTTTGAAAGCAAACCCCGCGAATATTGTGGCATGACTGTTCGCTCCAGCGTGATTTAAGGAAAATGCCCAAAAAATGATGCAGTAGAAGCCAAATCCTTCATCGGCATCGGCGAGTGCATAATGGACATCTTCACGTTTAGACCGATGCAAATTCGGAAACTCGCCACGCGGGAAGATACATTTGGAATACATAAGACTCTTGGAATCTTGGCTATGGGTCACTATTTCTACCGCCTTCGCGAATTGTATATGTATGGACACATGCGATTTGACGGCTCATGGTCTACGCTTGGGTGGATATTTGTGCATCTAGGTCTCAGCATGAGTAGTTTGATCTTTCATATACCAAACGTTCGTAATCGTAGTGGACCCATGATTTGGCCGGAGTTTAGACTCCACAGTATTCTGTTTGCGATGAGATCTCTGAGTATTATGATATACCACTGGATAGGCCTTACGCATACGCCGCTATATTATGATCCTCGTCCGCTGATTGTGACGTGCACCATGATACTCGCAGACAAAGTCACAAATGCATATCCTGTACAAGGTACAACAATGCGTACGATGCCGTTCCCCGATTATGTTTCGGAATCGTTCAAACGACGCATAAACTTGTTCTACAGTATGAGTCAAGTGTATGCTACCATGGCAGTTCTTACAAGTCCGACGATAAGCCATGTTTTCATGATACTCTTTCCCATACAATTAGCCGCGTTTCTCATGACCTGTGTACGCAAAAGCATCATAACACCTGCTGGTTGGCATTTCTGGTATACCATGTCGCTTCTAACAACTTTCATACACAACGGTTTAAGTACCGAGGCGCCACGTTGGACAGCAACACAAATAGCGGTACATCACGGATCCGTCATCTATTTCATGATACGCCGCTTTGGATACCATCATGATAAATATGCCCTATGGCTACATATTATGCTAGCACTAAAACTCGTAAAGTTCTCTAAATAAAAAGACTATGAAACGCAACGACCAAAAATGGTACTTTTTGAATTGTTTTTGTGCATTAGGCTTAGGCTTCGGCTTAGGCCTCTACTCCGACGCGACTAAGAAAGACGGGCTGTCCAGTGAATGTCATTCCGCCGAATTTGGCAGCGAGAGACACGTCTACGGCCCCTTTTTGAAACTTAGGAAACAGCGAGGGTACGGGTGCTTCACACAGATTGTCCGTTATTTCGTGCAGCGCTGTTTTTTTGTCATAGAACAGCTCTCCACCATATGCCTGTATCCCGAGATCTTTAGAATTGGTGCATGTTTGATATGTATGCGCCATTTTGAGCGCACGAATATAATGACCACCCCAAGACGTGGAATGACGCATAGCTTTCTGAATCCTATCCATATCATCGTATACTGGCGACCATGTAGATGTAGATTGTTCTACTTGGGAGCCGACACTGATTGCACGAATTGCATCACAGCGAATAGACTCATAGTTTAAGGCCTCTTGATCTTCACACGCGTCTACGAATTTCGGGTGAATGAATACCCGCCCACGCTTGTTTTCTGTAAGATGCCTGTATGAAGCCTGCCATGTTGCGTTCTTTGATGCACCAGGTATGGTTTCAGTGACGAGTAAATCGCGATTTTGGCCGTATCTAAGTGTCCCCAAATACACCGTTATAGAATCCGCTGTCATAGTGAATTCGTAATTAGATTTCACAAGCAATGCACTCGGATTCGGGCAGGAAATTGTAATCTGTAAATCAGTTCCAATAGTACAATGCTCATTTGCCATGAGGGATACAATAGTATCTGTTACCGTGTTTTCGTTCGGAATGTAGAGGAACGAACCTCCGGTCGCGCCCGCAATGTGTGCAAGCGACCTACTATTAATTTCGTAGCCAATGCCTACAGTGTGTACGCGAGGACCGATCTTATCAAACCCAAATCCAAACTGACGAGATGGACTGTTGCCGTCGCTGAGTAGAATTACACTACTATCAATAACACTCTCCTTGGCAGCTTTGAAGCTGACATCCAGTGCGGTCCACATATCTGTAAATCCTCCGAGTTTGAAACTTTGAATCATCTTCAAAGCGAGCCGCCGGCCTTCATAATTCATGTCCAACTGTGACAACAGAACTTGGACTGTATTCCCAAATGTAATCACTGTAAGAACATCAGTTTCCTCTAGGCACATGATCGCGATTTCAGCGATACGTTTCGCAATATCACACTTTGAGAAGACGCTCTGAGGTCGGATGGGTTCACCCATAGACGTTGATACGTCTACGACAAGTATAATATGCCTACGAGGAATCACACCGGAATCGGGTGGAATAATAGACGCAAAGATGGAGCCGGAGTCAGAATCACAACCAGAACTTACAGTGAATCCAATATCTGATTTTGTATGAGTTTCATCTGATTCAACAACAGTGTGCAACAATGAGTATTTCGGAGATGGCAAAGTAATGTACACAACGACTGATGCTGGTGCCATGTTTGTTACAGTTATGATGATAACAGTGTCATTTTTTAGAAGTCAGGCATGTATTCGGCTGAAATTGTTTGGGGAGATTGTTGGGGTCGCACCCTTTTCGGCACCGGAAGGAGATATAAGGATACAGCGCGTGAAAATTTGAGAATCGCCTCCCAAAAAAGATAACTTTGGCCAAGGCCGGCACCGAGCTATGAATGATCAGCACCTGGCGAATCTTACTCGCGCGGTTCTAGATTCATTGTTCAAGCAGGGCGGAGGGCCGGAATGTGCCAATATTCTGGTTCGTCATCAAGTGGAGAGTTTCAATGAGTTCCTGGATAAGAAACTGGTACAAATTATTCAAGGCTTCAATCCGATTCAAGTTTGCCACAATTATTCGCTTGATTACAGTGACTTTCGCTACAAGATGTTCCTGAACGTGCTGCGGCCATCGCTGACAAAGCCCATGTATCAGACGCATGACGGCGCTCAGATGTTGATGACACCGCACGTCGCTCGCATCAATAATCTGACGTATGCCTGTAATCTGTACGTGGATATTCATATTATCACGGAAATCATCAACAACGATGGAGTTATTGAGCGAAATGAGAATACGGTGAATGGCGTGTGCATCGGTAAAATACCTATTATGATTCGTTCTAAAGCGTGTGTGCTTACCCAGATGCCGTCGCTCGGCGAGACGAACAATGGTACCGTAGCCAGCACGGACGAGGCAAAGAAAGACGATATTGTGAATGCGAAACAGGAGTGTCGCTTTGATTATGGAGGATATTTCATTGTGAATGGTAACGAGAAGGTAATAATTAGCCAAGACCGTATTAGTGAGAACAAGACACTGGTGTTTGCACCGAACTGTAATGGCGACGGACTCAATGCTGAGATTCGGTCAATGCCCGATCTGGTATTCCTGCCGCCCAAGACGACATCTCTTCATATGGCTGGAAAGCCGAATCACATGGGTCATGTCATTCGTCTGAATGCTTCATTCCTGCGCAACGAGATTCCACTATTCGTGATGTTTCGTGCGCTGGGCATTGAGAGTGACCGTGAGATTTATGCACATATCGTAATGGATCTGAATTCCAAGAAGAACGAACGCATCATTGCTGAACTCGCGGCGTGTGCAGAAGACGCGAGTGATGTACATACTCAGGAGGAGGCTCTGATGATCATTCGGAGTGTACTCGGCACTACTGGTACTCCAAAGGAATATCTGGATCAGCCGTCACGAACTATGGACATTATTAAGAATACAATCCGCAACGACTTTCTGTCGCATGTGGGCCCTTCGTTCAAGAAGAAGGCGCTGTACGTCGGATACATGGTGCGAAAGCTGATTTCAATTCACCTAGGATACCAAGATTATGATAATCGCGATAGTTACCTACACAAGCGAATTGATACTCCTGGTATTCTGTATGCGAATTTATTCCGTCAATGCTATGGCAAACTCATCAAGGACGTGCGCAACTTAATCGTGCGAGAGCTGAACCTGTGGCGAGCGACTCCGAATGTGCCGATGCAACTCATCAGTGCGAACAACATTCATCGGTTCTTCAAGCAGACCGTTATAGAGTCGGGACTGAGGTATGCGCTGTCAACAGGCAACTGGGGTGTGAAGAGCATCGGCAGTTTCCAGAACATCCGTCAAGGCGTGGCCCAAGTACTGAATCGTATGTCGTATCTGAGTACGCTGTCGCATCTTCGTCGCATCAGCACTCCTATGGAGAAGAATGGAAAACTGGTTCAACCGCGCAAGCTGGAAAACACGCAGTATGGTATGATTTGCCCAGCAGAGTGCTTTGCTCCGGATACTCCTATTCTACTATGGAATGGTACAATCAAGTATGCGAAAGATATTATTGTCGGTGATTACTTGATTGATGATAATGGAAATTCTGTGAGGGTGAGGAGCACCTGCTCCGGATTCAAGACGATGTATGAAATCATTCCAACCAAAAATAACTTCATGCAATATACTGTCACCGATAATCATATTCTGACTCTGAAAGCCCGTAATCATACAAGAAATCCATCGGGAAATAAGAAACATATGTTTAGATACTTTGATATAAATGTGATGAAATACATTAACAAATCATTTGATAACAAAGAAGATTTGGAGAAGTTCAAATCAAAGATTGATGATGTGATTGATATTACTATCGAACAGTATTTATCTCTACCGACAACTGTTCAGAACAATCTATATACATTCAAGTCATCTGGAATCAACTGGGAGTACAAAGAAGTTGCGTTAGATCCATATATACTCGGTATGTGGCTAGGTGATGGTTTATCAAGTGGTTATGGATTTGTTACAGCTGACAAGGAACTACTTGACAAATGGATTGAGTGGGGTAAGGACAATGATGGTACAATTAAGCATGGACATAAATACAAGTATCGCATTAGCTCTACGATCAACAATACACAACCTGGAATCGCTTGCAACAAAACAGAACGAGCGCCACTCAAGAAACTACTGGAAGTGTATAACTTGGTGAATAACAAGCACATTCCAAAGGAGTACTTGGTGAATGATAGGAAGACCAGATTGGCTGTTCTTGCAGGCATGATTGACACTGATGGTAATGTCCGAGCAAATGGCCACGAGATTCGGATTTGTCAAGGAGAGCCTAACTACAAGATCATCTATGATGCTGAGTTCCTAGCACGAAGCTTAGGATTCTCCTGTCATCTAAATGACGGTACATGTTCTTACACTGTCAATGGAGAGAAGAGGCAGCGTCCCTATAAAGAGCTGACTATTACGGGAGAATATCTCTATGAAATACCAACCGTACTACCAAGGAAGAAGCTGAACAAGTTTGAAACTGAAACATCATGCAAGAAATGCTGTAGTCATATGCAAAGTCGTTTTCAACTGATTAAGAAGGATGTAGAACCTTTCGTTGGATGGCAAGTGGAAGGAAGTGGACGATTCCTACTGGGTGATATGAGTATAATCCATAACACCCCGGAAGGTGCGCCAGTAGGTCTCGTCAAGAACATGGCCATGAGTACCCACGTGACAAACAACACAAGTTCGGCTCTTATCCGTGACATGCTGGAGGAGCTTGGTGTACGTCTCTATGATGATCGGGTTACGGACACAATTGAGTTTCTTCGTCGTATGGGGAGTATTGATAGTGTGACTGTGATGATCAACGGGGACCTAGTGGGATTTCACGAGAATCCGAAGGACTTCTACGACCACATGAAATGTCTGAAAGTCACGGGATCCATTCCGCCGAAGACTGCGATTGTATGGGATATTCTAAAGAATCTGATTTACATTAGTACGGAGGCGGGACGTCTGTGTCGCCCAGTGTACATCGTGGATCCGGCGGAGTCTACTGATGACTTGGTACCACCTACGCTTCGCATTCTGAAAACATCGGCTGCTTCTGCTGAAGGCCCCATTTCTTTCAACAACCTTATTACATCGGAAGATGAATGTGAGGAAATCCTAATGGGTGGCGGATGTGTAGAATTTATGGACGTTGACGAAGTTGATAAAGCTATGATTGCTATGTTCCCTGCTGACCTGGCGAAGAGTATCAAAGGAACGTCACTCCCGCCAAAGTTCACGCACTGCGAGATCCACCCTTCTCTCATGCTCGGCGTTCTCGCTTCCAATATTCCATTTATGAATCATAATCAATCGCCACGTAATTGCTACCAATGTTTGTGGGTGGAGGAAACGGTACTACTTGTGTCCGGCGAGCGCCGCCGGATCGCTGATGTCAAGATTGGTGACAATGTACTGTCCTTTCACCCTAAGACAGGGATTATAAGCATCAGCCATGTGACAGCGCACATCATCCGTCCAGCGAGCAAGCCGATGTGTCGGGTGACCACTGTTAGCGGTCGGAGCATCGTAGTGACTACCGATCATAAGTTCATGACGGCGCAGCCGGGAGCTGCTTGTGCTGACGCTGCTTGTGCTGACGCGACTGAAGAAGTAGGGTGGCGTGATTCTACTACATTCGTGTGCAGTCGCGACGCAGGTGGACTGACCAACGCCACGACCATCGGTATTTATTTCAAGCCGACGACTGAATGTGGCAACGCGCAGTATGATGATCCGGTGGCCGACGAGGCGGACGAGGCCTCGGGGCAAGCGAAGACCACTGAGAAGAGCATTGTGACGGCGCGGATTCTTGGCTATTACCATGGTCGGCCTTCTCTGGGATTTGATAGCATAATGGATGAGGATCGGTTTAACGACGACGTGAAATTCATTGGGTTTCCCGAGGGTTACCGCTCCATGCCATTCCTGAAGTTCCTCAACAATTTCGGAGATGTTGAAGACTGGTTCGCGTCGCTGCCTAGGAAGCGCATGGATGTAGAGTATTCGTTCAAGTGTGGCCTGGCAAGCGCCGTCACGAACATTGAGATGGCGCTGGACGATGAAGTATTCATATATAATCATAAGCGTCAGAGCTCGTATGCGAAGAGACGCGAGTTTGATCTACATGTTGCGTACATGCACAAAATTGGTGGAACACCTATGTCGTGGCTTCAGTGGGACGAACTGGTGCAAGTACGCGGAGATCTGCTCATGGTTCCGGTGTATTCCAAGGAATTCTCACGACTCGTGCCAGTAGCTGATATTACCGTTGAGAGTGACAATCACAGCTTCATTGGCGGCGACGGATTCGCTGTTTCAAATTCGGCGATGGGTAAGCAGGCCGTTGGTATCTACACGAGCAACTTCAACAATCGCACGGACACCATGGCTCATGTGCTTCACTACCCACAGAGGCCGCTTGTGCAGACGCAACTCAGCAAGTACGTGAATAGTGAACAGCTTCCGAGTGGAATTAATGCCATCGTCGCTATTATGACCTACACCGGCTTTAATCAAGAGGATTCGGTCATGGTGAACCAATCTGCGATTGATCGCGGCTTGTTTACTACAACATATTTCAAGTCCTATCGCGATCAGTGCAGCAAGAACCACAGTACAGGCGAGGAGGAAGTTTTCATGAAGCCGATTGTGGACAACTGTGGAATGGCCAAAGGGAAACCGAAGCCATTCAACTATGACAAACTTGCCGAGGATGGCTTCGTGCCGAAGAACACGTTCGTGGACTCCACGGATATTCTGGTGGGCAAGGTGATGCCTAATAAAGTACAAGGTGTCATTCAATACCGAGACACAAGTATGCAGATTAAAGGAAATGATGATGGCTATGTTGACATGAATTATACGGGTATGAATGGAGATGGCTACAAGTTCTGCAAGGTTCGGATGCGTAAGTACAGGAAGCCAACTGTGGGAGACAAGCTGGCATCCAAGCATGCGCAAAAAGGAACAATTGGGATGGTGTATCGCGAGGCGGACATGCCCTTCACGAAGGATGGGATCCGTCCTGATATTATAATGAATCCACATGCGGTGCCGTCGCGTATGACAATTGCGCAACTCATGGAATGTATCATGTGCAAGACGGCATGCAACATCGGGGCCTGCGGCGACTCAACTCCTTTCAACAGCTGTTCCGTGAAGGCCATCTCTGACATTCTGGAAAAGTCGGGCTATGAGCGCTACGGTAATGAGATCCTGTATAACGGTAGGACAGGTCAACAGATCCAGACCGAGATCTTCATTGGACCGACATACTACCAGCGCCTGAAGCACATGGTCAGCGATAAAATTCATTGCACGCCCGCGGGAACTAACGTTCTCTGCTTCAACGGATGGAAGAATATTGAAGATGTTACAATGGAAGACAAGGTCGCAACCTTGGTGAACGGTGAATTCCTGGAGTACGTGCATCCTAATGCAGTTCTTAAATTCCCGGACTTCAGTGGTAAGATGTATCACATCAGCAATCAAGCGGTTGATCTAGATGTCACTATGGGTCATAGAATGTATGTTTCGCGGTGTCAGACCCGGAAGCGTGTGTGGAGTGACTACAAACTGGAGAAGGCCGAAGACATCGTCGGCAAGATGGTCCGCTACAAGAAGAACGCCAACTGGACTGCACCTGAATATCAGTTCGTGCTACCTGAACATGTGACTCCCAAAATGACGTACGAAGAAAAAATTGTGGACATGGACGCCTGGCTCACCTTCTTCGGTATCTGGATGGCCGAAGGTTGTGCACACAATGGCAAAACTATCGCATATACTATAGCAATTGCAGTTCACAAGCAGCGTGTCAAAGACGCCTTGTATCCTGCAGTTGTTAAGATTGGATACAAGTATAATGTTTCAAGCAATGTTCTAACTATCAACGACAAGCAACTCCATGCCTACATGGCCATGTTAAGTGTTGGAGCTGCAAATAAGAAACTACCAGACTGGGTTTGGGAACTGAGCCTGGAGCAATCTCGGAAGCTGATCCATGGCATGCTGCTAGGTGACGGCTGTTTCAAGAAAGACACCGCTATATCATTCTATTACACCTCCTCAAAAGACCTGGCCAATGACTTCCAGCGACTCTGTCTACATGCTGGTTGGGCATCAATCATGGCCACTCATCTCAAGGCTGGAAACACCACTACAATTCGTGGCAAGAAGGTCGTATCTAATCACGACGTCATTCGTCTAAGCGTGATTAAGTCTCGTATGAACCCTACGGTAAATCACGGGCATCATAAGGAGCAAAAAGTACAAAAAGAATATACCTACGATTACACTGGTCCTGTATACTGTCTACAAGTGCCAAGCGAGGTGTTTATGGTTCGTCAGAATGGCAAGGCGGTATGGACTGGAAATTCGCGTTCCTCCAATGGTCCCATTGTGCTGTTGACGCGGCAGCCTGCGGAGGGTCGCGCCAGATACGGCGGACTCCGTTTCGGTGAAATGGAACGTGATGGCATTGTCGCGCACGGAGCCAGCCTGTTCCTCAAGGAGCGTATGCTGGACGTCAGCGACAACTTCCGAGTGTTCCCATGCAAAAAATGCGGACTCATTGCGGTGGCTAATCCAGAAAAGAATATATATCACTGCGGATCGTGCAAAACCTCCGCGGACATCTGCCAGGTTCGCCTCCCATACTCCATGTCACTCCTGCTCAAGGAGCTAGAATCTATGTCCGTCGCCCTTCGCTTATGCTTCTAGCATCCGCGCATTTCACACACCCGCAAATAAACCCATATTGAGTTTCTAATGCACTTACTCGTTTCTTTTTAGAGCTATTCGTTTGTAAATACGAATCGCACAATTCTTCTCCTACGTCTATGTCTCGGTTTGCGATGAATTCGTATTCCCCCTTTTTGTTCACCGTGAAGTCAATGTTGTTGTCGCAAGAATGATTCAATAGTGTTCCAGTTGCTAGCAGAGCGCAAGGTGGCGAGGTGTAGCTAAATGCGTTCCTATAGAATTTGGCGAGGAGCAGGCGCAGCCGCTGGGGTCGCATTTGCGTAAATGTATCGCGCATGTATACGGGAAGCGTCTGTATCTCTTCGCATATTTCTTGATACGATAAGATGTACCTATCTAAAACCTGCGGACAAAGACTTTCAAATATAGGCCGTATCATGTCTCCGTCGCCATCCGAACTCTGATCATACATTTGAAATATTGCATCGTAAGCATCTTCGGCAACCAAGTACGGACGTTCTTTTATAACAACCTGGCCTTTCGGTATGGCATGAGTTGCGATCACGCAACGACCTTTCCCGGATAATGCAGTAATTTTATACATTCCTTCTCTGCTTTGTTGAACATACGGAAGCGTCATTTTTTAAATGCTGTGGGTTTAAGAAGAAACCATGGTATTCATATAACAATATCGGTTAACAAAATGTATCAAACACGGATACACAATGGCAAAAAGAAGGGACCGAAGCATAGGGCGTTGATAGAACCGGAAGCGGAGCAAATGTATGCTATTGTACAACAGATGATGGGCAACGGCCGAGTCAAAGTCTTCTGCGAAGACACCAAGGAACGAATGGCACGCATTAGGGGATCTATGCGAAAGTATGGAAACAAGACATTGATTGAAAAGGGAGACCTAGTAATCATTGCGGGACGTGGTTTTGAGGAGGATAAAGTTGACCTAATACATAAATATAATTACGACGAATGTACTTATCTGTCACGTGCGGAACTTCTACCGGCTTCTATACAGCGAGCGTGGACAAACTCTATGGATGTGGGAGGTGCCACTGCCGGCGACGATCAATATATCATATTCGGAGATGACGATGACAAAAAACCCCACACCGGAGGTGGCGGTGGCACAGGAGGGGGCGGGACTCGTGGGACAACAGGACCCGACTCAGACGATGATGACTTCGTTGACGACATTTAGTCGGTGGTGCATTCTTGTTTACAAATGGGACACGTTTTATGAGCTGATAGCCAGGTTTCAATACAGCAGCTGCAAAAGCGATGTCTACATGTTTTTATTTCTCTTACATATTCGCAGCCTGTTTGCGGCATGGTTTCCAAACATATCGGGCAAGAATCTTTTTTATCCGTAACAATACTGGTTGTCACAGAATCAATATCGCCCACTCCTAGTTCAACATTTCCAAGATGATCACATAAATTCACAAGGTCTTCGTAGTCATATTCGTAGTCGTAATTATAGGCAGTGTCCCCCGCCAGTATTTCACTCCAGTTTGTTGAAGTTTGATCAATTTCCAGTGGTGGATACAGGCTTTGTAGGAAAGCTACAAATAATATATGATGAGTATCATTTTCAAAGTGATGCGCAAATGCGGCAAGTACTTCTTGTGGACTTGCACCCTCAGCAACTTCAACATCTCGCTGACATATCATACACTGAACCATATTTACTAAATAAAGGCTTATCTTAAGTAACTGAAAATAAAAACATTCTTCACGGTTAATATAGGAGTGAAGACGTATGGAAGTCCTCGTCATCATATTTATGATTATTACCCTTGTTGCGATTGGATTCATCGTTTATGTGGGTCTAGATTTCCAGAAACAGCTCACAGATGCAAGTATTCAAGAAGATAGTTTGTCCGGGAAGATACAGTCCGAGAAAAACGACCGCTTATCAAGCCTCACGAATGTCGTGAATCAGGTGAACGGCGTAAACACGTCTATATACGACGCGGTTACAAGCAATGCTGTAAAAATAACTGAGACGCAGCTTAATTTCAACACGCAGCTGACCAGCAACGTGAATTTGATTAACAGCAATGTCACATTTTTAAAGAATCAACAATCATCTATTAACAGCGGATTGGGACAATTCATGGTATTCAAGACAAATGCGGACGGTTCCGGTCCCACAGTTCCGTTGGCCGCACTGCCAGGTGTAGCGAGTCCCGATGTTCAGCTTATTAAGCACGTTACAGCGACCATGGGTATGAAAGTGAATGATCTTAAAGCAGATACGATGACGGTAACTGGGGATCTTAATTTCCAGAATACATGGAAGATTCAGACACAGCAGGATAAGTTGTGTTTCGTACATGGCACAAACACAGTGGGTTGCTTGAGCGATGGAGGGAAGAGTACCGGCGTGTTTTCTATGACCGGACCACAAGGACCACCTGGACCATTTGGACCACCGGGTCCCCCTGGGCCTCTCGGACCAGCTGGTCCAGTAGGACCGATTGGTCCATCAGGTGGACCACCAGGACCACCAGGTCCAGCGGGTCCAGCGGGACCTCCAGGACCTGCTGGAACCGGACTCCCAGGTCCAGCGGGACCACCGGGATTACCGGGACCAGCCGGCCCCGTCGGTGTTGGTCAACCCGGCCCAGGAGGTCCCCCAGGTGGTTCAGGCCCTCAGGGTCCTCAAGGTCCTCAGGGTCCTCAAGGTCCTCAAGGTCCTCAGGGTCCTCAGGGTCCACCCGGAACAAGTGGTGCAGTACCTGTGACCACCAACGATTTTAAGTTTCGGCTCATTGAAACATCAAGTGGAAAGTATGTTACATACGCAAACGATGGCACTTATAAAGTGAACGGTGCACAGGGTGATGCCACAATATTTAATGTCTTCAACAATCCAGCGGTGTACAATAACAGTCTGGGAGGAATAGCCCTGCAAACTTACGGAGGACCCAATGCGAATAAGCAATATGCTCGCCATGCCGGATACACTCTGTGGTCCAACGGGTTTGGCGGGAATAATTATGATTTCGCCTGGCAGTTTAAACCCACTGGAGCACCAAACCAATACATCATCGGAAACTGGTTCCCTGGCGTCAATCCTCCAACCTGGTTCTTAGACAACTCTAATGGAATCCTACGCATTACACAAAACTCAGGCAAAACCTGGACCGTGGAACCCGCGTAGTTATCGTAACAATATCGTGTTTATTTTCAATTCTAGACGCCGTAGTATCGTACGCCATTCACGACATCTGAATAACTCTCCATCTGGATCCCCAACGTTGGCCGGAAAATGTACCACTTGGACGATGGTTGTAATCTGCCCCAATACACGTCAATAGAGTACAGTGGTTTTTCATAGATCGCAGAAGACTCAAGTATAGCAATTCCTTCTCGTATATTATTTACAAGTGTACCAGCAAATCGTCGGTTTATAAGGTACCCAGCTGTCGTTATGGCAAAAATACATCGGTCAACAACATCGTTGCATGGATCATATAATAATGTATTGGACGCAAGTTGCACGATGTCCCATGAATCGTCGTCTGGAAATGTGTGAAAGAACTTCTCAAAAGCACGAGTACTTTCCTCTTTGCTTAACGTAAATCGGAAGTCATCTTCAAGTATTACACATGTATTGTGCTTTGATTCTAGAAAAAGCTCCAAGGCTTTCATATGAGATTTACTACAGCCTAAAGCACCATATTCTTCTTTAATCGCAGACATCCGCTGATAATTCTGAATATCGTATTCCGCGAATTGAGAAATCATGTGTGTGTTGCGGTCTGTACGATGATCAAGGTTAATGTAGTAAAATATATCTACTTTGTCTAAACGTGCAGGCGCGGAGGCTAGTAAAACACGTGGGTTCAGTGCACGCGCGGAAGTCTTGAAAAGCGAACGCGAGTTCACCCAAATAGATTGTTGTGTCGCGTGTGAATTTGCGATTCTATAAAATCCTTTTGCGATCAAACACATTTCATATTTGTCACCTGCATAGCTGGTAATGAAAATAACATCCACAAAGTCTTCAAATACATGACCGAGTTTCGCGAGAGAACCACCTGCTATAACTATATTAGGACGGTCTCCGATTTCTAGAGTACCGAGCAGGTCACGGAGCGTCCCTGTACACGCAGCATTTACATTATCAGTGTACAACACATATGGCGGCTTTACGTAGTTTTTAATTTCACTGGCAAACATGTCTATTGAAATCTCTTCATTGTATTCAGTTGTCGGTGCTAAGCGCGTTATTTTACCCATGGCGTCTTTAAATATGGCATGACGACGTCCAACGGTATAATATAGCAGCAGGTTTTCACAAATACCAATATGGCTGCCGAGGGATACCCGAATTGCATACGAGTCATGATAAATATTGATAACCCGCCAATCTGTAAGTTTTTCATGTTCTTCATCAACCAATACAAAACTAGCATCATATAAGTGTACGCGATTTGCGTATTCGGTACTAGGATGGAAATATACATCAAACTCTACCGCATAAGATTGACAAAACTCAACAACCCCTTGCAATAGACCACGGTGCCTCATCTTCACCAATATAGCTACTTTCATGTTACTCATATCGTGGTATTATTAACGAGCGAGTGTTTCCGCACCAAAAGGATATAAGAATAACGCGAGTATGTTACTTGAATACGTTCCTTCGCGGTCGCCCGAACGCCATGATATACGACGATTATATTGCGTACAGTGAGGAATACCGTCAAAAATATGGCGACCGCACGGTCGTCTTGATGGAGGTTGGTAGTTTTTTTGAGATTTATGCGGTGCAAAATAAAGACGAAACCTCGGGTGCAGACATTGGAGTTATATGCGATCTATGCAATCTTCAGTTGAGTCGTAAAAACAAGTCAATTATTGAGAATAATCGGCAGAATCCGCTAATGGCAGGTTTCCCCAGTTTTGCACTGAATAAACATACGCAGCTCCTCCTTTCCAGCAATTACACGGTCGTTCTCATTAGGCAGGTCACGCTGCCACCTAATCCAAAACGCGAGGTGACCGAAATCCTGAGTCCGGGACTGCAATTAACTCCCCAGGGGAACGATGGATCATGGCTCCTGGTCTCTTATTGGGATATACATGACCGTGAAAAAAACTTGAATGTAGGCTTTTGCGGAATTGATGTGTCAACGGGTCAAACCTGGATGTATGAAGTGGGCCAGACAAACGAGGCTCTCAATGAGATGATTAAATGTATTAACATGTATCAGCCTCGCGAGGTGATATTTATTGGATCGGCGTCGTTGACAGCTACAGAAAGAACTACAATCACAGAAACTGCAGGCGTACAAATTGACAGTTCAAGGAATTATCATCAGTTATGGGATGCATTGGATACAAAGTACACTCAGATCAAGTATCAGAACGGGGTGTTAGAAAAGGCCTACGCCGGTGATTTTGGCATGCTGAGTCCGATTGAAGCGCTTGACATGGAGAAGTTTGATAATGTGAGGACGGCGTTTACATTTATGCTTCAGTTTGCCTATGAACATAACCCTATGATTATTCAACATCTGAAAAAGCCCCTGCATTTGTCATTTGATAAAAGATGTAATCTGGAACACACGAGTGCAGTGCAACTGCAACTTATTGGAGGGTCAGGTGGTGGCGCAAACGAGCGTCCGCTCCTGTCTATTCTGGCTCGGTGCGCCACAGCATTTGGAACTCGGGCTTTCAAAACACGACTGCTCTTACCCACTTATGACAAAGACGAACTCCTAACGCGGTATACTCAGATTGCGGACTGTATAGATAACGTTGACATCGGTGGAGTCTATACCCAGCTGCGTGGTGTCCTGGATATGGAACGCCTGACCCGACGCATCTTGCTCGGAACATATTCACCGACGGACTGGCCGAGTCTTGATGACTCGCTGGGGCGAGTCATTGCAGCATCAGAAATTGCTTCGCGGGTTGACATTATTGATGTCGCGCAAAGCCTAATTAGTGGATACACAGCCGTGTTAAATCTCAATGAGTGTTCTAAATATCTAATTGGCGATATTAAAGGGAACATATTCAAAGAGGGTGTTTATGAAGATGTGGACGTGGCAGACAAGAAACTCAAGACTGCGTGGGTGTCGCTGGATGCAATGATAAGCTTGTTTAACGATGCTTGTGCAACTACGGGTGCTTGCAGGGTAGAATTTAATGAGCGTGACGGATACATTGTACAAGTTACCAAGAAGAGATGGGATGCCATTCGTGTCGCACTTCCAAAGATGTTCAACATAGGCGGCACGGAATTTTCGGTGAAAGAGTTTGAGGCTAGAAGTATTAGCACGAGCAGTTCCGTCGTTAAGATTTTACATCCATGGATTCATGCACAGTCCGATCAGATACTGAAAGTCACTAAATATCTCGCCGATCTGACTACGAAAAGATACAAGGAGTTCCTATTGCAATACGGCACTGAGTTCAAGGCGCAATTGTATTCTTGTGTGAAATTGGTGAGCGATCTGGATGTGGTAATAACGTGCGCACGCAATGCTGTGGAGTATAAATACGTCCGTCCAGAAATCGCGCCGGTAGTGGACACTGGTCGCGAAAGCGGAGGATGGTTCAAAGCGGGATCCCTGCGACATCCTATTTTAGAAAGAATTCATACCAAAACCGTGTATACTCCGAATGATGTCAGCCTTGGTAATGGTGTGTCTGGAATGCTATTGTTCGGGGTAAATTCGTCGGGTAAGAGCTCTCTTATGAAAGCGATTGGACTGAACATTATTATGGCACAAGCCGGGATGTATGTTGCAGCAGACCAATTTGAATTTGAGCCGTATAAAGCTGTCTTCACGAGAATTATGGGGGCGGATGATATATACAGGGGATGGAGTACTTTCACGGTTGAGATGATGGAATTAAGGAACGTTTTATTGAAAGGAGATGCCTATAGTCTGGTTCTTGGAGATGAGCTATGCTCGGGAACGGAATCTTTGAGTGCGACAGCAATTGTTGCAGCCGGAATAGAAACTCTTGCAAATAAGAAAGCATCTTTTGTATTTGCAACACATTTACATGATCTTGCAAAAATGAATCGCGTAAAGCGGGACGACGTCAAGATGTGGCACATGCACGTACAGTGGGTCCAGCGAACAGATGGTTCAAATACACAAGAAATCATATTTGATCGTAAACTGCGAGAAGGAGTGGGCTCTGGCGTGTACGGTCTAGAAGTATGTCAGGGATTGAACTTGCCTCCTGAATTCATAAAACTCGCGCACGAGGTGCGATGTGAACTAGAGGGCAGGGATTCGCGTCTACTGGCGGGGAAACAGTCGCGATACAACTCGGGTGTCTTCATGGATGCATGCAAAATTTGTGGGAATCCTCCATCAGAGACCCATCATATCTTGCCACAGGCAGAAGCCGATAAAGAAGGATTTATTAATCACTTCCACAAAAATTCTACATTTAATCTCATGACAGTCTGTGAAAAATGCCACGACGAGATACACGCCGGTATACTGCACGTCAAGGGATTCATCGCAACCTCACATGGCGTTCGTTTAGACATGAATCGCACTCCATCACCTCCACCTCCGCCACTAGCACCGCCACCACCACCACTAGCACCCCCGCTACCACCGTCTGAATCGCAACAAACTCGGGACGCAGATGTACAGACGTTCAAGGCCAAAAAGTACGTTCGGTATCATGACGGAAGATGGGAAACGCGCAAGACCTTGCGGGGTCCTTGGACTACAGTAGAGAATGATACGGTTTCCGCGGTTCTTAAGAAATACGGTCTGAAAACATCAGCCCTGCAGGCTTTGCAAATTGAGTTTCTTGTCCCATAACCCAAAGTATGCACATGATGCAACGCTCATATGCAGCTTTGTGTATTTGAATTGTTTTTCTAAGTTGAGGCGCTAATATGTGATCATAATAAATGTCCTCAATTATACTCTTCACTTTCAACAACGGCATTTGAACAAGTTGCCATGCCTTTGTATGTCGCGAAATGTACACAAGTAAACGATTTATTTCAATCAGAGTTTGCATGAGTTTGGTTGTTACATGACTAAAAAAGTATATTCTTATACGGTCACAGATGTATCCGCTTCCGCTTCCGCCTCCTGATCTTTCGTTTGCTCGGTACTAGACTCCATATGAGAGCTACGGATTGCCTCCGCTATGACATAGCCATCATATTCTTGATCGCAGGCTTTCATAACTTCTGGTAATATGCTTGCAATATATTGAGGGCTGATTCCCATTTCTAAAGCCAAAATGTCTGCACCTTTATCATAAATCTTCCAATCTAATTTACTGCAAATTATGAGGATGTTTTGTTCTATCTGTTGTATAGATAATTCAGCAATATCAAATATATGTGCCAAACTGTTTACAAATCGCTTTGTAATTGTGTATCCCATGAAAATGTATGCTATACATACACATGATGCTATCATGCAAATGTCGTCTGATGCTAGCCTGTCGTACAACCATATGCTCCTATAGATCAAATTCCATAGATGTGACCGTAAAGTACAATATTTGTAAATGAGATCAATGTGTACTTCTCGCATATCATTCTTGAACGGAGTTACTTTAAATTTAATAATGCTCGGTTCCGGTGGCAATGCGAGTGGCATGTTGAAATTAGATTCAATAAATTTCAAGATTCCAGAAATAGTTATACGTTTTTTGGTATTCCAAAGTGTGCATATGTTATATAAGTCCAGGTACTGAGCCGGCATGAGTGCTAAATGTTTCGGAACGAGTGGAAGGCCACCAAATCTTTTTTTCAATTGTACAAACAACTGAACCCAATCTTTTCGGTTGTTTACGTCGCGAACGCACTTATCTATTACGCCCAGAGGATAACCGGCAATACACTCTGCTATTATAACTCCAATTGACCATGACATAGATGTATCGCAGGGAACACCTTCTACTAATATTTCGGGGGCAACATAGCACCAGGTTCCAACACTTTCAATCCAACCAGTCAAAGTTTTCACACTGAATATATTGAAGTCAATGAGAACCAAACGCTGTCCATCATCGGAAATTACAATATTTGTAGACTTAATATCGGTATGCTGGATATCATTCTTCAACAATACCTCACACGCTTGTGCAAGTTGATGTATGAGACCCGGCAGCACCTGCAGTCTGTCTTCGCGAGAAGTACCTTTTATCCAACTATGTAAGGTCTTACCGTAATATGGCATATGGAACGTCACGGTTTTAGGAGAGATCTCAATCTTTTCTAGCCCAGGAAGAGAAAGGCAATTTGTAGCGGCTACAAATGTTGACATAGCACAATCGGTTAAAGTGCAAGTATCTAGGTAATTTGTTTCTGTATACAAGTTTTGTGTTTTGTACACGTTACCCTTTATGACTTTCACTGAAGCAAAGCTGCCCTTGAATTCTTCCGCTGGCTCTTCATTACTCGTGACAACTAATTCTATTTCGCACTTAGCATGTTTATCGTCCATACCACCTCCTATTCAAACGTCACCGTATTATTTACAGCATTCAACAGATACTCAATATATAAAGGCCGTCGGTTGCTGTTTGTACTTGCTAGTAACCAATCTATTTTAACTCCTAAATGGAGGATGTGTTCTTTGCGTTCCGATTTGCACATAGTCATTAAATCAAACACTAGGGCAGAAATTGAAACGTCACAGGCATGCAGTTTTTGCGTCAAAGACCGGAGTTGGTCAATCGTGGGTTTTTCAGTATGGTTGAAATAATCTTGCAAAAATGGATACCGTAATGATGTGTTCTGAGGGGCAGCAACGGATTTAGCGACGCTGGAATACATGTAATAGGCTAAATTTCTTTCAACTGATAACGGGACTGAATCAACGGGATCCAAGCCTATGTCTTGCAAAATGGTATTGATCTGTTCGTGAGTGAACAAAGGTAGACGAAGCGCAAGAAGCCGGCTGAGTAGTGGTTTCTCAATACTAGATACTTTGCTTGTGGTACATATGAAAATCACGTTCGCGTAGTAACGTTCTAGAAATACCCGGAACGTCTGAAACGCACCCAAATTTCGCAACAGAACATCTATGTTATGCAACATAATAATATGTCGGTCATTGTGAATACATTTATGTGTAATAATTTCTTTCACGAGAGAATTTATCTTATCTAAGTTCGTGGTCTGCGTCGGAATGGAGAAATCAATTTCAAAATGATACGCCGACTCGTTAAATATAACCTCTTTCTCCCACAATTTTTGCTCCACGTTATGCGGTCCGTAAAGTTTTGTGATTAATAGCGATGTGACAAGTTGAATGGGAAACCCGGCCGCGTAGAATAGGATGTTGGGGCACCCTGCGAGTCCATTGGTAACAAGACAGTCAAAGGTTGTCTTACAAGGTAATAGACTGAAGTATTGTTCAAAATTGTCCGTAAATTTCTTCCACGCCTCGTCAAGCGTGACGGAGGGCTGCATGTATGCCCTTTATTTGTTTTCCTTTATGTAGATTGGCCATCATGGAATTAAGTTGGCTTTGGGAATTTCAAAACATTATTCTCATGTTTGTGATTATGATTGTAATCATACTAAGTATATGGATACTATTGAAGAAAACACACACGGATGCTAAAAACCCGGTAATGGGCCGCACAGCTAGGGAGATCATCGGTGGGTTTGGAGTCGCTATAGTGGTTACTATTATACTTGGAACCTTGCATTATCTCATTCGTAAACGATCACAATTATCCACAATCTAGAAGCCGTAAGACATATAACAGAATAGAAATATGAATTGTAATGACGGAGAATCCATATGATACGTTGGGTGTACCTCAAGGTGCGCCATTTGCCGAGGTGCGAGCAGCATATATTAAACTTGCGAAACAACATCATCCCGACAAGTTGGCCCAGAGTGACAATCTCACGTATCATGAGGAATACTTCAAACGCGTGACGTTGGCATATAAAAAACTTGAGGACATTGAAAAACACGGGTCTGGGTGGAGTGGTGCTGCGGGGACAGGAACGTGGAGCGATTTCAGCGGCGCCGGAAATGAAGATTGGGGTACCGTTTTCAAAAAAATCTTCAGACAAGCCGTATCCGAGATTAAGAAGGTATATCATACAATTGAGGTACCTGTATCCCTGGAGGAAATCCATAACAAGAAAACAAAGAAGTTGGAAGTTTTTCTGCGCGACATGAACAATGCGATGTATGTGAAAGTGAGCTGTGGCGATTGGCCTACAACTACGGTTATCAAAGACGGTCATATTATCAAGGTCCACTTCATGATGAAAGAACATAAAATATATCATTTAGATGATATTCTCGGTACCCGTGATTTATACACGACATGCACGATGACGTGGGCTGAATATTTGAGAGGGATGGCATGTGACATTTTATTATGTGATGGAAAGACTCCGCTGACAATTCGCACCGCACCATTCCCAGATATTGAATTACCGATTGTTTTCAAAGGGCGTGGTTTGTGGGGGGAAGGAGATCTGTATGTCAAACTGTATTTGAAATGCCCATCAGAAGTGGGCTGGAAGAGTTTGAATCCGGCCGAGCGTGAAATTTTTTTGTGTGCGTTGGACGCAATCAACGGGCCTGCACGAGAATAGTCGGGGCCAGCCCCCAGGGGGGTGAAAACTATTTAAGGATAAGAGGGCATGTACAAGTACACCAGTATTGGTCAAGATGGTCCGCACTGTCAAGAGCGCCGTTGCTTCCGATGTCTCCCCTGCTCCCGCTGCTACTCCGGCTGTGAAGCCAACCAAGGCTGCTGCGGCAGTGGCTGCTCCGGCAGCTGCTGCCCCGGCCAAGGCCACCAAGGCTGCTGCTCCGGCGGCCGCCCCGGCTGCGACGGCGGCTCCGACTGCCCCGGAGACCACTGAGGCCGTTGCTACTGTCAATGCCTTTGACGAGGTAAATGCCAAGGTCGTCGCCGCTGCCGCTCTGCTGAAGGAGCTTCAGGGTCTGCTGAAGACTCTCTCCAAGGAGCATGAGAAGATCAAGAAGGTGGTTGAGAAGACGGAGCGCAAGCGCGCAAACGCCCGCAACAACCCGAACGGCTTCGCCAAGCCGTCCAAGATTGTGGATGAGCTGTGCGACTTCTGCGGCGTAGCCCGTGGCACCAAGATGAGCCGGACTGATGTTACTCGTAGCATCAACTCCTACATCAAGGAGAAGAACCTGAACAAGCCGGAGAACAAGCGCATCATCATCCCCGATGAGAAGCTGCGCACTCTGCTGAAGCTGAAGGTGGGCGACGAGGTGAACTACTTCAAGGTGCAGTCGTTCATCAGCCCGCTCTTCATCAAGGAGACCGCCGCCGCTCCCCCGGCGTAAAGTCTTCACCAAATAATTTCTTCTTTTTTTGTTTCAGACCGTTAAATGGGTCTTTTGCAGCCTGGCCACAGGAATAATGTCAATGAAAAATAGGGTTTACACATATGAGTAACACAGTGACGGTGAATACGTCCAATCTTTTACCCTATCCGGGTGGGACGAATAGTACAAATCAGATTAACGTAAATTCCAATACTGATGCAAATTCGCTACGTGTTTCCGGAAATATTTATGTCACTGGTGTTTTACCTGGAACGAGTGGAAGTATTACGGTTGCGAGGGATTCCTTTGATGCCAGTAACATTGTCAGCGGGTTCCTAAATCCGGCACGCATGCCATCAACATTCAACATTCTTACGTCTTCACCTGTATTTACGGTTTCATCAAATTCCTACGTCGGTATTTTGAATCCCAACCCAGCTAGCTTACTCGACGTGGCAGGCGACGTTACAGCTTACAACTTTTGGGGGAGTTTTATCGGTGATGGCTCGTATGTTTCAAACATCAGTGCGAATAATATTGCAAGTGGGAATCTTAATCCAGGTCAACTACCTACCACTTTCAACGTCTATACCACGAATCGTGTAGTGACGATAGATGCCGCAGGAAACATGGGCTTAAAAAATACGAGTCCCACGACGACACTTGACGTTGGGGGAAGTGTTAAGGCAACCAATTTTTACGGGACGTACACCGGTGATGCGTCGGCCGTATACAATTTGAATGCATCGGCATTGGTGAGTGGACATATACCGAGCGCACGCCTGCCTCCGGCAATTGCCCTTGATACCGGACTAACGACCCCCACTCTCTATATGGACTCTGCTGCGAACATTGGGCTTGGAACTGAACCTAATGATCTATATAGACTAACAGTCGCGGGAGCGGTAAATGCTACAGCCGGTTTTGTTGGAAATGGATTATATCTTTCAAATCTAAATGCGAATAACATTTCTACAGGAAATCTCAGCCCAGCGATTCTACCTACTGCGTTCTCTGTACACACGACTGTACCAACAATTACAGTGACGTCTAATTCTAACGTGGGTATCGGAACAGCGACTCCGCGGAGTACTTTGGAAGTTTTTGGAGACATACGAGGAGTAACATTTACGGGTGATGGTGCCGCCATTTCCAACATGAATGCCACGAATATTGCAACCGGTCATCTGAACAACGCCCAGTTACCGACAGTATTTAACGTAGCAAACACAGTAAGCGCACAAGTGGTAACGATTGACAACAGCGGAAACGTGGGTATTGGCTCGGCTACACCAGCAGCAAGACTGGATGTGGCCGGAACAATTCAAGGAACTTCGCTACAAGGAACCTTTGTAGGTGATGGCTATTCTATTTCAAATATAAATGCTGTCAATATCACGAACGGAAATCTTGGAAATGCTATTCTGCCAGCGGCGTTCAATGTGAATACTACGAGCCAGACGCTCAGTATTGATGCGAACTCCAACGTTGGTATTGGCTCGGCGACTCCTCAGACAAAGCTAGACGTGGTGGGAAATGTCCGAGCAACAAGTTTCATAGGTGCACATGTCGGCGACGGCTCTAACTTGACAAATTTGAACGCGGCAAATTTATCTAGTGGGTCACTTCCAAATGCACGGCTGCCCTCCGCATTCAACGTAACTACACCGCTGCAAACGATTACTGTAACTTCTAACGCCTATGGTGTCGCTAATGTCGGTATAGGATCGGCGATACCGCGATCCAAGTTAGATGTTGCAGGTACTGTGACTGCTACACAATTCAGCGGAGCTTTTGTCGGTGATGGATCTGGTATTACCAATTTAAGTGTAACAGGTTCATTGACGGGAAATATAGATGCCGTCAATTTGCCAACGGCTTTCTTGGTATCTACAAGCAATCAGACATTGATAATTGATCAGAATAGCAACGTGGGAATTGGTTCGGTGACACCCCAAGCCAAGCTAGATGTTTCAGGAAGTATCAATGCATTTTCAGTTACAGCGGGATCTCTCGCAGGTGACGGTGCAGGCGTTTCCAATATCTCGGCGAGCAATGTTGTAACCGGGAACCTTCCTAATGCTGTTCTGCCCCCGGCCTTCAACGTAGCAACCGTGACACCAACACTGAACATTGACGCCTATAACAACGTAGGCATTGGATCTTCATCACCTCAGGCAAAACTGGACATTGCAGGAAGCCTAAAAGCACTTACTCTTGCAGGAACTCACATTGGTGATGGTGCAGCAATATCAAACATCAATGCGTCTAACATAGCCTCTGGAAACTTGGCAAATGCGCGCCTGCCACCCGTTTTCAATATTGGTACTGGGATCCAGACAATAACAGTGGACTCCAGTCAAAATGTTGGCATCGGTTCGGCGAGTCCTCAAGCAAAATTGGATGTTGCGGGAGATATTCGGGCTTCTCGTATGTATGGAACTTTCGTTGGAGATGGATTCGCTGTATCCAATATTTCGGCAAGTAATGTGATAAACGGGAATCTTTCAAATGCAGTCCTTCCTCCAGCATTCAATGTAACTGCTACACAAACTGCATTAACAATTGACAACTACGGGAACGTAGGTATCGGCGTCAAAACTCCCATTGACATTCTCCATGTCAACAGTGCTGCCGTCCCGAGCACCGGTGTTTCAACAAGGTACACGAATGCAACGACCGGCACAACGAGTGTGGACGGATTCAAAGTTGGTATAGATGCACAGGGAAATGCACTTCTCAATCTCTATGAAAATTCAAACATCAATATCGCAACAAATAACGCAACCTGTGTAACCATAACCAATGCAGGCAGCGTGGGTATCGGAACTACTGTACCCACAGCGACTCTTCAAGTAGTAGGTCAGATGGATACGACTTCGCTGACGTTTGATAACAGCAGTTCTACACTTCAAAATACTATAAGTTCGCTTCAACGCTATCCTCCGGCTAATCTCACGTCGGCTAAAACCACATTGGCTGATGGTAGCGTGTACGAAGCAACGTCGTCTAGTTTGAACAGCAGCAATTTTAATGGATTTACGCTGGGACCGGCTTACTATGTATTTAATGGCAGCTCAACTCAATCATGGGCAGGCTATCCGGGAACGTATGGCAATAGTGGATATCAAGGAAGCGTAACGACACTTGTAAATGGGGTGCCGATCAACGGTGAATATATCCAGATTCATCTCGCATATCCGATTCAACTTCAACTGTACACTATTACAACAACGTCTGATACGGGTCCAGCAGGATCTGTCAATAATAATCCACTGTCTTGGTACATTATAGCATCAAACGACGGCCTTTCATGGGTAAAAATACATCAAGTTCAAAACCAGACATTTATATCTGCAATTGCATATTTCATCATTCCAACTTATGCCGGCCTTTATTCGTATTATCGGTTAATTGTCACTGCGATCGCTAGCGCAGCAGGCGGCGGATTTCCCGTAATAAATGGTTGGCAACTGAATGGTGTGAGCAGTTGTGGTATGAGCGTATATTCCGAGGGTAATGAAAATTTCCGGGTGGATACTGCCGGCAAAATTGCAGTCAATACAACACTTTCTACGATATTGGGGGCACAGGCATCTGTGTACGGAAATATGGCGATTGGTAATATAGCATCTAACTCAGTGAATGGTGCGAGCGCACCAGCATATGGATTGACCGTAACAGGAAATGTAGGTATTGGAACTGTTGCACCTCAGGGCAAAAGTCACATCCTGGCTTCTGCCCTGCTTGTAGGAGGTAACACCGCGATAGACGGTAATAATATCAGTACTGGCACAGATGCTACTCTTGGACTTACGAAAGACAGCGCGGGAAATGTGTATATTTGTGGCAAATATCAATCATCAACTGGAATTGTCTTGAAACATTTAAATGGCACGACAAGTTCCTATACATTGCCAGCATCTGCGTCGGTAATTAATGCGTACATCATTAAATATACGAGTTCGGGGCAAGTTAGTGGATATGTAACCATTCCGAGTGCCTCTGGCAATGATGTTGCACAAGGCGTGGCAGCCGACAATTCTGGAAATATTTACGTGTATGGCAGTTATAATTCCAGCAGTGTTGTTCCTCTAACAAACTTTGATGGTACGGCTTCTGGAATTTCATTGCCTATATCAAACGGCACTGATGCTTTTATAGTGTGTTACAGTTCATCCGGGGTGGTAACAAAATATGCAAGGCTGTCAGGTAGTGCTAGCGACACTTTCTACGATGTATGCCTTTACGGTTCTACATTGTATGCCGCTGGTACTTTTGGGAGTTCATCTTCGGCAATACTGCGCAGCTTTGATAATTCAACCACAAGCATTGGAAATACATCTGGCGGAAATCAAAACGTCGTAATTGCAAACTGGAATACAGGAACCAACGCTCTAGTGGGGTACACGGTTGTGAAAAGTTCTGGCGTTGGTGGAGTTGGCGGTATTACCGTGAGTAACAACGGAATATTGTACGTGTCAGGAACGTATGTATCAACATCTCAGATCACATTATCGGATTTTGGCCTTCCACCTAGTGCATCCTCTTACACTCTCCCCGCATCGGGAACAGCTCAATATGGTTATTCTCTCAAATATTCTTCGGCTGGACAGCTCCTCGGCATCTTACAAATGAAAACTATGAGCCCCGTGCCACAGAATGGGTCAGGTAACTGTTTAACCACAGATTCCGCTGGAAATTTATACATGATAGGTTCTAACGTGGTACCTGTCAACTCGGCGTATGCCTCCCAACAATTGATGAATTTTGACCTCACTGGGAGTTCGTCGTTCTTACCAAGTATTTCGGATGCATATATCCTTATCTACAACTCAGCGGGTGTCTTCCAAAAATATTATACAATGTTTGATGGCACGACTACAAATTACGCAATTACAATTGATCAATCAACAAATAATATTTTCATCTCAGGTACGTATTCATCATCAAATCCGGTAGTTATCAAGAATTTTGACGGCACACTGTCCGATTTTTCATTGCCTAGTGCGAGCGGAACTACACAGATGTATCTTATACAATTCTCTGCGTTGTCCAATTCCGGAACGTCGGGTGGTGTGGTGCTTGGAGCAGTAACGTTCACAACTACGAACCCATCGCGTGGCTTGGCGTTGATGTTTAGTTCCGCTAATGACATGTATGTAGGGGGATACTACAATAGTTCTATTTCAGTCAAATTGAACAACTTTGATGGAACAGCCAGTTTGTATACATTGCCGACAACGACAGGCGATTCTGCATTTTTAATACGATACATAAAAACAAATCTCAATGTGGTCACGCAAGCTGCGGGTGTAGGTATTGGTACAACAAATCCCAACTCTGCTTTGCAAGTCATAGGAACAACGACTTCTACTGCATTTGTTGGAGATGGTGCATCGTTGAATAATCTCAACGCTACAAATATATCAAGTGGATCACTATCCAATACTCGGCTTCCTCCGGCCTTCAACGTAAATACTTTGACGCCAACATTCACAATCACTTCAGGTAACAACGTGGGTATCGGGTCAACCAATCCACAGGCTACCTTGGACGTCGCCGGGACACTCGTCGTAGCCTCCTCCGTATCAGCTGCATCTTTTAGCGGGATCGGATCATCCCTGAGTAATCTGAATGCGAGCAATATTATGGGTGGTGTAGGAAATTACCTGTCTAATACTATTCTTCCACCTGCGCTCAACATTCAAACATTGACGCCAACGTTGACAATCAGTGCAGGGTCTAATGTTGGTATCAACACGACGACACCGGGCGCAACGCTGGATGTCGCCGGAACAATTCGCTCCTCGCAGTCAGTTTCAGCAGCATCCTTTAGCGGAGACGGGTTTGCTGTTTCAAACTTGGCAGCGAGCAATGTCACGGGCGGCGGAGGAGGAAACTACTTACCGAATGCTGTACTTCCGCCATCCTTTAATGTTCAAAGTAGCGGTACGACCCCTGTTGTGACCATTTCTTCCGGAAATAGTGTCGGTATCGGGTCAACCAACCCACAAGCTACCCTGGACGTCGCCGGAACACTTAAGGTGTCTTCATCCGTGGCAGCGACGTCGTTTAGTGGCATTGGGTCATCTCTGAGTAATCTGAATGCGAGCAATGTTGTTGGCGGTTTAGGAAATTACTTATCTAACGCCATTCTTCCGCCTGCACTTAATATTCAAACCCTGACACCGACGTTTACCATAAGCGCTGGGTCTAATGTGGGCATCAAAACGACGTCCCCTGGTGCAACGCTAGATGTCGCCGGAACAATTCGCTCTTCTCAGTCAGTTTCAGCCGGATCATTTAGTGGTGACGGCTTCAGCATTTCAAACTTGGCAGCGAGCAACGTCACGGGCGGCTCAGGAGGAAACTACTTAGCGAATGCTGTACTTCCACCATCCTTTAACGTTCAAAGTAGCGGTGTGACCCCTGTCG